AACTAAGTGTTTTGACTGTATCACCGATATTAATGGTATCAATCCTTCCAAGCAAAAATAATCCTCGTAAGAGTATTAACGAGGATTCAATTAAAGAGCTTGCTGATAGTATGCAAGTTAATGGATTGCTTCAACCTATAACCATTCGTCCTGATGCTGATGGATTCGAGATAGTAGCAGGAGAACGCAGATGGAGAGCAGCTAAGTTGTTGAGATGGGAAACTATACCTGCAATTGTAAGGCACGTATCTGATGAGGATATGCTCGAGATTCAGGTATTAGAGAACTTACAGAGAGAGGATATGAGTCCATTGGATGAAGCATTAGCATTTCAAACCCTTCTGAAGAAAGAAAGCCTGGACTGGTTATCATCTAAGATTCACAAATCAAAGAAGTATGTACTGGATAGAATTAAGCTAAATGACTTATGTCTGGAGGCGAAGCTGTACCTTACTAAAGGCGTGTTGCCTTTAGGTCACGCAGTGATGCTATCAAAGATTAAGGAAGAAGAACAGGAGAAAATACTTAAAGGCATAATCACAATTCCTTATAACGATAAAAGCGAAAAAGATATCAGTTTGAGTTACTGCTTTAAAACTTTAAATGAACTGAAAAGCCTTATCAGTTCAACATTCTCTTCATTTTCAAACGCTCCTTTCAGTCTATCAAGTTCAGATTTAATAGATGGTGTTCCTTCTTGCAACGAGTGCGATAAAAGAACCTGCAACCAGAATCTTTTATTTGGGGATATTACGAGTAAAGATGAGTGTACTGATGTATCCTGCTTCAAAAGCAAAATAAAGGCTCATGTGGATGAAAAGATTCAGGAAGCTAAATACAAATATATTGGTGTGCAAAGTGGAGAATCTGATCCTTATGCAAGTTGTAATATTAAGGTTAAAGGTCAGTCACTTCGATATGAAGAAAAACAGAAAGATGGTCTTATCCCGGTAGTTATTACTAAAGCTGATAACTGGAGACAAAAAGACCTTGGTAAAACTGTTTGGGTTAAGATGCCTGAGAAAGAAGAAATTGAAAAGACTAAAGAAGAGAAATCTTCAAATAACAATCGGAACTGGAAGGAAGAACAAAAGGAGCTTTTCTATGCTGAAGTTGAATTGCTAAATAAAATATTACCATCAGTAGTTACTGGTATACCTAAAATTAATAGATCTGCTATACTTGATGACTTATTTGTTTCTCTTTTAAGTGAAATTGATTTATGTTATATAATGGTTTTTGCTCACTCTATGGGTATTGAAATATCTACAGAAGTTAATAATATTTATGACTATATAGAGAGTTTAACGTGGGGAGAAAAAGACGAATTGAAACCTGAGCTTATTAAAAGCATTTGGGGTAAATGTAACGCAGATAAGGATAGAGATTGTGTTCTTAAAGTTATGTCGAATTTATATTATATCGGTAAAACTATCGATCAAAGAGATTCTGAAGAAGAATATGAATTTGGAATATTGACATGGAAGGGTTACTCTGACTTAATTAATATTGACAAACTTATTAACCCTGAAGATTAGTATGCTTGACATTCAACCAACACATAACGGCTTTGAGGTTTCCTTCCAGTACAAACCTTGGTTAGTGGCTGCTATTAAGCAGATATCTGGAGTAAGGTTTAACGGTGGCAAGAAGAACTGGTGGGTGCCTGAAACTTCTGGTCCTGCTCTACTGAATTGGGCTAAAGGCTTAAATGCTAACATAGCAACTACACAAAAAGTGGATATCGGAGAAATAGATCCTCTACCGGAATTGACTGTTGAAATTCCTATGAAGAGAACTATGTTTCCATATCAGGCAAACGGTGTGGCTTATAATCTGATTCATGAGCGTGTAATTATTGGCGATGAACCTGGATTAGGTAAGACCGGGCAAAGTATCGCTACCATGCTAGGTGCCGGAGCTAAATGTATTCTGGTAATCTGCCCTGCTACACTAAAGGAAAACTGGAAGGTTGAGATTGAACAGAAGTGGACATGGGATAAAGCAATGATCCTAAATGACAGAGTTAAATCTACATGGCCTCAATATTATAAGGTTGGGATTGTTAAGTGGTTCATCATTAATTATGAGAGTCTAAAAAAATTCTTTGTAACTAAAATTGATACTGTTTATGATAAAGATGGAAAGAAAATGCCGCTCCGCTTAAATCATATCCACTTTAATGACAATATCAGTCTGTTTGATGGTATCATCATTGATGAGATTCATAGGTGTAAGGATGGGAAAACACAAACCAGCAAGTTCTGTATGGGTGTTGCAAGAGGAAAGAAGTGGGTTCTTGGTCTTACTGGAACACCTGTTATGAATAAACCGAACGATCTTATTCCACAGCTTCACATTATCAATCATCTGCATTCACTTGGTGGATATAAGTATTTCAATGACCGGTATTGTGATGGGCCAAATGGTTCATCCAATCTGAAGGAGTTGAATTATTTCCTGAATAAGAATTGCTTTTACAGAAGATTGAAAAAAGAAGTACTGAAGGATTTGCCGGATAAAATAAGATCTGTTATTAAAGTGGATATTACCAACATGCCTGAGTACAAGAAGGCTGAAGACAATTTTATTGATTACTTACGGGATAACCTGAAGAAGAGTGAAGGAGAAATAGATACAGCCCTAAGAGGACAAATAATGGTGCAGATTGGAATACTGAAGAAGATAGCAGCCAGAGGAAAGATTGAAGCGATAATTGAGGCAGTTGAAGAAGTGACGGATGCTGGAGAAAAGCTGGTATTGTTTGCGTGGCATAAGGAGATAGTGCATGAACTGAAGAAGTATTTTCCTAAAGCTGTATCTATTGTAGGAGATGATGATATGGAAACCCGTAACAGATCAGTATATGAGTTTCAGAAGTGTAAGAGTTGCGGAGTGAAGTTTGAGGATCATGACAATAGTCATGAATATGTAGGGAGTGATACTGGTCTGATTATATGTAACATTAAGAGTGGTGGTGTGGGAATTACCCTGACAGCAGCTTCCAGGGTGTACTTTATTGAGTTACCATGGAACAGTGCTCAGTCTGATCAGTGTGAAGACAGGTGTCACCGTATTAGTCAAAAGAATAATGTGCAGGCTGGTTTCTTCTTAGGTAGGAATACTATTGATGAATATATCTATGATATCATTGAGAAGAAGCGTGTAATTGCTAATGAGGTGACCGGGGATGAGAATACAGTGGAGACTAGCGTAATTAACGAGTTTATCAACCAATTTACCAAGGATAAGTTTTAAAAATTATCAGAGTTGAAGCTTAAAATTAATTATATAACCGAGATCAACATGTTCTACGATTGGCTCGAAACAAATCAAGTTCCTAAATCCTCCATAGCACTATGGCACGCTTTAATGCACATAGGAAATAAGACAGGATGGGAAGAAGTATTTGCAGTAGCCGTATCAACTATTGAATCTAAAACAGGATTCAAACGGTCTGAATTGTTTGACGCTCGGAATATTTTAGCACAGAAAGGTAGAATCATTTGGTATCAAAGAGGCGGTAATCTATGTGCAGAATATTCTATAATTCCTTTTTGCGTCCATAATACGGACACAAGTGCGGACACAAGTGCGGACGCAAACAGGAACACAAACACCTACACAAATCCGACACAAACACCTACTATTAATAAACTAAACAATACTAAACTAAACAATAAATCTTTTGTCGGCGATAAACCGCCAACAAAAAAAAAGAAAAAGGATGATTTTAGTAAAAGTTTGTTTTGGACAGAATTTGTTCAGGTGTGGAATTTGTTTTATGAAGGGAAAAATAAATCAAAGTATTTGTATCAGCAGAAGGATTTTGGTTGCCTGAAGAAGATTTATGATTTTCTGAAAAAACGATCAGAGGAAAAGAAATGGGAGTTTACAAAAGAAAATCTAGTAAAGGCATTTAATATCCATTTGGATAACGCATACAAAAAAGACGAATGGTTGCGGAATAATTTCACTATTCCCAATATCCTTTCACAATTTAATCAAATAGAAAATTCAAAACAACAGGAAAATGGCAGAAGTAAAATTAATACGGGATCTGCTCCCGATCCGGCAAGACCAGGAAGGGAATATACAAAGCTATAAAATGATTCTTACTCCACATGAACAAGAATCAGCAATTGAGTATGCTGTTAATGTTGCAAAAAAAGCATTCATACAGCGAAAACTAAATGCCGGAATAACAGAAGCAAGAATTGCGCTAATACTTGCACAAAAAGATTTCTTAAAAGAGCTTGGAGGAGTTGATAAAATATTAGCTTCTGCTAACGAAAGAAAGCATTGGCAATTAGAACATGAGGAGAATAGGAAAAATAGATTGGAAAAAGATCAAATAGAAAAAGAAACGTTACTTAAAGTTTGGGATGCAAATAAATTCTACAATCTTATCCGGTATTATTTCAGGGTTGAAGCAAATAAAGAGTTTATTACAGATGAAAATAATTTGCCATTAGTAAAAGCAGTTTGCTTCTTCATGTCTTGCGATAGTAGATTCGAAACAGAATTAGGATATAGTTTGAAAAAAGGTTTGTTATTGCTAGGACCGGCTGGAGTCGGTAAAACAGAAATAATAAAAGGAGTATGGGATAATCCTGTAAAATCTATTGCAATTTATTCTCTTTTAGCAATCACTGAGAACATAAGAACATTTGGCGAACATAAAATTGATTATTCTAATACGATCGCTTTGGATGATGTCGGTAGTGAAGAGCCTACTGTAAAACATTATGGTACCGATATCAGCTGGTTTAAAGACTTCATAGAAAGTTATTACTTAAAATTCAATAATTATTCAAAATTAATCATTACCACAAATTGTGATGGTGATGAAATAGAAAGATTATACGGTTTAAGAGTTCGTGATCGTATGAGAGAGATGTTCAATGTGATAGAAGTAAAAGGTGAATCTAGGAGGAAATAATTATGCCACAATTAAAACTTTTCATCAATAACTATTTACAGCCGTACGCAAAGATGAATATTGATTTTGACGACTGCGAAACACTAATCGAAAGAGAAGAGCATTGTAAGGATGTTGCCACATTGCTTTATTGGCAATATGCACCAAAAATACATAGCCTGAAACTTGATTGTACTGTTTATCTATACCATGAAAGTAAAATGAACGATAAAAATTTTATAACCAAATAAATAATAAAATGAGTAACTCAAATATTATAAATGGAATTATTGAACTTAAAAAAGCAAAGGACTTATTTGAGGATGTTGTAAGGCAATCAGGTGATGGTACTAAATTAATAAGCAATGTGATTAAAAGGATTGAACAAACTAAAAATGTATTTACTACATCTTCTTTGTTCCCTGACGTTGTTATTGAAGGTATCAGAAAAGAATGGGCTGCAGATAGTTTTACTGTGGATGCTATTACTGAAAAGATAGCATTACTATCACCAGAGCAGCGCGAAGCAATTGAAAATGTAATTGATAAAGTCCTGGAAGGAGAGAGTTTAGAAATTGAATATCACGAAAATAAAGATAATGGCTAAAGCAAGAAAAATAGGATCACTGGATTTATCAAAAGTGCTGCACCTGAATCCATCGCTGGCAATGCCGGCACCCGCAAAGAAGAAATCGAAGTATCGCAACCAGCGGACAGAAGTTGACGGTATAAAATTCGATAGTAAAAAGGAAGCAGAATATTACGGTATTCTAAAAATGCGAATGAAAGCCGGTGAAATATCAGATTTAAAGCTTCAGGTAGAATTTAAGTTGCTATCCTTCTCCTATATAGCTGACTTTGTTTACTTCGAAAATAAGTCAATAAAGCTGGAAGTGGTAGATGTTAAGTCTGATATGACCAGACGGCTACCCGTCTATCGGATGAAGAAGAAAGCAATGTTTAACGAGTTGGGAATTGAAATAAAGGAGGTATAATATGGCATTTGAATGTTTAGACAACTTCACCAACGAAATAGCAAATAAGTGTAGAAGACGAGAGAATCCTATTCTATTAAACGTTTTAGCAGATTATTATGCTTATGGATTGCAAAATGCAAAATTCAGAGCACAAAGAGAGCATTGTAAGAATGTAATAAAAGAATTAAGCCCGTCATTTTATGATGGATATTTTAAAAATAAAAAGTAAAAAAATGGACTATCAAGGTAAAATTTATGGTAAAGTTGGATACATATATTTCCCTTTACAAATGACTTCAGAAGAAGTTGATGAGTTAGTAAAATTTAAAGAAACTGCTTTAAAGGAAATTGAGGAATTAAAAAATAAAGCTGAAAAATGGGATAAACTGAAAGCTAAAGTAGATAAATTCTATTTGAATAAAAAAGGTGAATATGATGAGGAAAACCCCGAAGAAGAAGGCGACCTGATTACAATAGGAGAAATAGCTGCTACAGAAGTAGGTTGGCTTTAATTAATCATTTTAAAAAGTAAAAAAATATATGGAACACAAATTCACAGTAAATTCAGATGGTAGTATCTCCTATAATGGAGAGGTATTTGTAAAGGGCGAAATGAAGCCTACAATTGACAAAGAAGCCCTACTAAAAGAAGCAAGAGAAAGATATCCTATCGGGACTAAGTATAAAGATTTATTAGAAGGAGGTATAGAAGAAGTTAAAGGAGAGTTTAAATTTTATGTTTATAAAAATGTTGTTTATATAACAGATGGATATGGTGGTGAAGTTTATAAAGATGGAGTTTGGGCAGAGACCACTATCCCAACCTTAGAAGATATATATAATGAGGTTAAGCCTGAATGGTTTGTTGTAAATGTTGACATAGTAGATTCAGAATATGAAAACTATGAAGTTGACAACGACCAATTACCTACTAAAGAAGATGCAGAACACCACCTTGCAGCTATGCAATTAACAGTATTAGCTAAATATTGGAATGGGAAGTTTAAGGATGAAGAAGCAGACTGTTATTTTTTCTTATTAAATAAAGATTCAAATAACATCATTGCAACATCAATAGTTTCTATAATTACTTATGGTCAACCCTTGTTTACCTTATCGGCAGCAAAAACAATCCTTACCCACTATAAAGATGTGCTTAATAAATATTTTAGAATAAAAAATTAATACAATTATGTATAAGAAAGTCTTATTAAAAGATGAATTACCCCCTATTGGTGTTTATATTACAACTATTGATTCTAATAATAATCATGTTGTATATAAAATGAATGAAGATAAATCATTCACCATGAAAGGTACTTACGAGAATAATAATTCACCAATCATATATTGGTTGAAGGAAGGCGGATATTATCTATTTAGTTATCATTTAGGTTGCAGAATAGATGAAGGTTGGGGTAACATGGCATTAGTGTTTGCTAGTAATCAAGACGAAGCAAAAGAGATATTAATTAAAGAAAAGACTATAAGTAAAGAAACTGCAAGTATTGGGCTTGCTTTTGGGTGGAATAAAGATATAGTGCCTGATAATATCTATTGTTTAAATTTATGAAATATATTAAATCAATAAGATGGTATCTGAAATGCTACGGTCTTCTGAAAGAAAAGAAGACAGTAAGAAGGTTTTTCAGGAAGATAATTAAATAAATATTTTTGAATTATAAATTAAGTTATGCAAAAAGAATACACATACAAAAAAAATAAACCATGAACAGAGAAGAGTTAGAGAATAGAATTTTCAAAGAGCTTTGTTTAGTCAGAGGTGGATTATGGGGAAGCGCAAGGGTAGCTGCCGACATAGCAGAAGCCTACGCTGCTGAAAAGGTTAAGGAAGCAGAAGAGAGTAGATGGGTGAGGGTTGATAGCGGTATTTTACCAACTGACCATAATGGAAGACTATGTATATTAGAAGATGGAGGCTATTGTATCGCATTTTATACTAAGGGTGGAGATTATGATAGTACTATTATAAATGAAGACCAAGAGCCACAAGAAACATTTTTAAATGAAGGATGGTATGAATTATGTGAGCAAGAAGACGACTCTTATGGAGATGCTGCATTTAAAAGAAACGTTGTTAAATATCAAACAATACAACAATAAAATAAACAACTATGAGTAACGAATTATTTGAATCAGAACCACAAAGGAAAGGAGTCAATTTAGATACTTGCCGTCACTGTGAACATAGACAACGACATCAATGTGGAGGTTCTATTATCCAGTATTGCGGAGTAAGGAAAAGCAATCGGACTGAAAATGGGCTATTAAAAATTAAAGTTACTGATGATGCCTGTATAGCGTTTAAACTAATCAAACCAAAAATATGAAAGTAATAAGCATTTTACAGCCATGGGCATCACTGGTAGTCCTCGGCCACAAGAAAATTGAAACCCGTTCCTGGAATACGAAGTATCGGGGTGAGCTGCTGATCCATGCGAGTGCAAGCGTAAAATCTTGGCAGGGATTATGGCATCAAGAACCTTTTAAATCAGTATTGAATGATTATGATGTGCCTCCTTTTGGTGCAATTATCGGGAAAGTGAATCTGATTCATACAATTAAAACTGAATATTGTATTGCTGGTAGTGAATTTGGTAATCATGAAGATGCAGATCCAAAAATTTGGGAAATGACAGATCAGGAACTTGCATTCGGTGACTATTCCCCTAATCGCTATGCCTGGTTGTTCTCAAATTCTGTTTCATTAGATAAGCCAATTCCCGCAAAAGGACAGTTGGGAATTTGGAATTGGGAGGGGGAAAAATAAAATAAAAAATATTTTGTTCCAAATTTGGAACTTCGGAAAGAAGTTGTATATTTGCAGTATCAAATAACAAAACACAACCTCAAGTGTATAACATGGAGACCGAAAGTTATGGAAAATATTTTAATTGAAACTTTAGCAGAAAAATTAGGTGGTAAACTTTGGATCAAAGAAGATAAGAAAAGAATCTATCTTGATTGCGGCTACAACACTAAGAAAATGAGTACTAAGACTTATGTGTATCAACGTGAAGACGGCACATTTGGAGTTAGTTGTTACATCGATTGTCCTTCTCAACCTTATGCCTGGATTCAATCTCAGCAAGCAGAAGTAATTGAAGGTGTAGAAAGAAGAATCGAAGATGTATTAGCAGATACAGTCTATTTAATTACAGACGATTCGACTGGTAAGGTTATTAATGATAATGGCAATCCATGTGAATTAAATGACCTATATGATAGTGCTTATTTTTTAAGTAAATCCGCTGCTGAAAAGTACATATCGAAGGAATTAGGTAAAGGATATTCTATTAAGGAAATGAATAGAGAAGAGTTCAATACAGAAGTTGACAGACTTAATGAAATTGAAAGAAATTTACCACTTAGCGTTAAGATTGAAAGAGGAGATTCTATTTCATTTCACAAAGGAAATTTTGAAGAAGTAAAGCTTAAATTAGAAGCTGATGGTATAATGGATTTGCTTACTGTGAATCTTTATAATGACTGGTCTGGTTCATTTAAAAAGAAAGGTGAAAATGATAGGTTAGCTATTGACGTAATTAATGATAAAATCAGTAAGGATAAAATCATCAAAGAAGAGGCTCTTATTATAAAGAGTGCCGGCAAAACATCCGTTGACTTAAAAAATGGTAATAGAGTTTCTCATAAGGTGTTTGGAGAAGGTACTATTATTTCAGATGATAATAAAATCATTGAAATAAAGTTTGATTCTATAGATGAAGTAAAGAAATTGATTAAGGCTTACGCTAAACTTGAAAAACTTTAAGCAATGCCAATTAAATCACTTATGCTTCGATTTGATAAATTTCTTCATGCTACTGAAAAAGCCTACCTGATAAGAGTAGGCTCAACAGAGCATTGGATACCAAAGAAACTTTGTCGTAATTTTATTACAAACAAAAAATTAGGAGGGAATGTATCAATTCCAGCTTTCTTATATGAAAGAATAACAGGTGAGAGTATTGAAGATGCGCCTATATCTGATGCCGACTTTATAGTAGAAAAACATATACCTGAGCGTAAAGAACCTATTAAAATCGAAGCCGATGCAACCCTTATTAAGTAATCAGTTGTCAAAAATTGACAAGTTTAAAAACTTGAAGGTAGGTGCTGATTTCGGAGAGCCTGGCACCGGTAAGACCAGAAGCACAATGGAATTGGTAAAGGCTACAGAATCTACACTATGCGTTTGGATTGCTCCTTACAGAACCATTCACCCACCCGAAGGTATGAATGGCATTCAACAGGAGGTTGGAAAGTGGGGAGGTTTAGGTATTGAAACGATATTTATTGCTCCTGAAACGATCAGTATGAGCGATAGGCAGTACCTACAGTTATTTAATAAAATTCGTACAGCATTGTGTACATTCATAGTGGTAGACGAAAGCCTGAAAATTAAGAATAGCGAAGCCAAAAGAACCAACAGGATTATTGATTTAGGAAAGATGGCAGAATACAAGTTCATCCTGAATGGGACTGCTCTGAGTAAGTCATTACTGGATATTTGGGCACAAATGCAGTTTCTATCTCCTCTTATACTTAGGATGTCACAGGCTGAATATAAGAATACTATTTGTGAATATACTACGGTAAAGAAGAGAATCGGTTACAAATGGTATTCAAAGGAGTTTATAACAGGATACCATAATGTGGATTACCTTTTCTCTATCATCGAGCCTTATGTGTTTGATTGCAAACTGGATATTGAAGCGAAGAAGCAGTACTTTGATTATAGTTACATTCTGAGCGAAGAACATAAAGAAGAGTATCGGCGATTGAAAGAGAAGTATTTGGATGATGAAACTTTGCAGTGGAAGAATAATAACATATTTTTGGAGTTAACGCAGAAAATGCAACATTTGTATTGCTGTACTGAGGATAAGTTCGCTGTTGTAGATGAGATTTTAAAGAATTGTGACAGGAAGAAAGTTCTCATATATCGGAAGTTTATCGAAAGCGATATTGAACTGAAGAAGCGTTACCCTGATATTCCTATAATGAGTATTCAGAGCCATAGTTATAGTTTGAACTTGCAGGAGTACGATACGATTATAGAATGGGATAAGACCTGGGACTATGCCTTGGTTGACCAGCGGGAGCATAGAATTTACAGGACTGGTCAGGAGCATACCTGTAAGTTCTATAAGTTGACAGGTAGTGCAAATCTGGAAGGATTAATGAATACTAACAATGAAACTAAAGGTAAATTATTACAATATTTTAAAGAAAAGGGTTATAAAGAAATAATGAAAAAGTTATGAGTACAAAATTTAAAAGTCCGGTTTATAATGTCATTGCCGTACCAATTGACAAAATAGAAGCAAATGATTACAATCCTAATCATGTGGCTAAAAGAGAAATGGATTTGCTGTATCAGAGTATTAAATGTGATGGCTACACAATGCCTATTGTCTGCTTCTATGATAAGGACAGAGATAAGTATGTGATTGTTGACGGCTTCCATCGCTACACCATTATGCTTAAATACAAGAATATTTATGAGCGTGAAAATGGTATGCTTCCTGTTTCTGTTATTGAGAAGGATATTAGCGATCGTATGGCATCTACTATTCGACACAATCGTGCAAGAGGTAAACATGAGGTTGAGTTACAGGCATCTTTAGTAGGAATGCTAAAAGCCGGATGGGATGAAATTAAAATCATGAAAGAACTCGGCATGACACTTGAAGAAGTTCAAAGGCTTATTGGATTGAAAGGAATCGCTTCCGAAATTGCTGGTGTTCCTTATTCAATTGAACGACAAATTATTGAAGCTGGAGAAGATATTCCTGATGAAGATTTCAATTAATTAACTATGGCAAGAACAGTAGTAAGAGGTGTAATTGATGTTTTAGAGGCTGCAAAAAAACGAATCAATTTCATTTTTGATAATTACGATAATATTTCTCTGTCTTTTTCCGGAGGTAAGGACAGCACTGCTCTTTTCCATTTGATTAATACTGAAGCAATCAAAAGAGATAGAAAGTTCATGCTTTACTTTCAGGATCAGGAAGCAGAATATCAAGGAACTATCGATTTTGTTGAATGGGCAATGTCGCAGCCAAATGTTATTCCATTATGGTATCAAGTCCCAATATTTATGACAAATGCCGCCAGTCAGCAACAATTATTCTTATGGGCATGGGGTGAAGGTGAAGAATGGGTAAGGGAAAAACACCCGATTGCAATTCATAAGTTGGATAAAAAATATCCTAAGCGTTTCCATAAGTTCAATTTGTGGGTAGGTCAAAACCTTAAGCAGTTACAGGGTAAGAGTATTTCTATTATCGGATTGCGAGCCGAAGAAAGTCCGGATAGAAGATTTGTAATGTTTGGTGAAAACAGTGAATTATTTTGGATAAGGAGAAAAAACATAGCAGACAAACCTCATAGAGCCTACCCTATTATTGACTGGTCTTATACTGATGTCTGGAAGTATTTAATTGAAAACAATCTCAAATACAATCGGGTTTATGATAAAATGTATATGCTTGGTGGAAATTTGAGATATTTCCGAGTATCGAATTTGGTGCATGAAAAAGCTTTCCGGTGTCTTACCGACCTTCAGGAGCTTGAACCGGAAACATACGATAAATTAGAAAGGAGATTGAAAGGTGTGCATACTGCCGCTATTTATGGTAAAGAGGATTTAATGTATTCTATTAAGTCTTTGCCAGATAATTTTAATACTTGGAAAGAGTATAAGGACTTTCTTTTAAACTCAATTCATCCCGACTTAAAGCGAATATTTGAATATCAATGGAGTAGATTTGCAGATACTGACGATGTGGGAGCGAATAAATATATGGTGAAAAGGATATTACTTTGCGACTGGGAAGGGAGTATTACCTGGAATAGAGATTATGATTTTAACTATACTAAAGACCAGATTCTACATAAGAATAAACTGAAAAGAGAGGATGAGATTATAAAAAAATGGACTCAATTATTATAAAATAAAAGTATGGACAAATTTGTATTAGCAGAAAACCCAATGCGAGAAGGAGCAGATTTATTTATCTGCCATCTTTTAAACCCAATTGCAATATTTCAGGCACACGAAGGACATATTCAGTTTAAAGATAAGATATGCAATCACTTTGAATTCGTAAATAGTGATGGAGTATTAGAGCTTTGGACGCTTTCAACTCACCATTTCTTTACCACTAATTTTATAGAAGAACCTGAAAAACAGATACCTAAAGTAATGGATAAAGCATGGAGATGGTATAGATCTTACTTAGAATGGGAGGATAAAAACATAGATTTAGACGATTATGCAGCAGAAAATTAACGATGAACAACTACGGGAATGGTTTTCTGAACGCCCAGCGCTAAGATTAACAAAGTTAGAAGAAGAAGCTAATATGCCTGCAAGAACCCTACAAAGATTTATTGATGGTAGAAGTATGCCCGATAAACACTACACTTCACTAATATTAATACTCAAAAAATACGGTTTATAAACATATAGAGTTTTTATAATATGTTCTTGTTTTTTTATTACACTTAACCCTTTGTTGTATTGCAGAGGGTTTTTAGTTCAAACGGATTCAGTATTTATTTACGTATGTGCGTAGTAATACGTATATTTGAACACTAAGTTATTTTCGATTTAAATGGATTTATCCAACTTCACTATATCAGAATTAGAAGGTACTTTCAACAAAGACAAGGTTGATTCTATTACTATAAACATTACCAAAGATGCATATAGTAAAACTGGTATGAGTTGTGCTGCTTCTATAAGATTTGCCAATGGCAATACGTCAGGCAGACATGCTATTGGTTCTTATGATAACCCAACAAAGTTGATAGAAGAATTGAAACAATTTATTTCCGCACTAAAGTAGTAGTTAATTTATTTTTTAGATTGAAATACATATTGTATGTATTTTTGTTTAATAAATATATTATCTGAATGTCAAAACAAATAGGAATAAGAATTATTAAGACCGAGCCAATTAATTGGCGTGAATTGCAATTTATTCAGCAGGATGATTTTAAAGAAATACCAGAAGAAGCACGTCATAAACTCAAAGCTTCATTAGTCGGGAATAACTTCATACAGCCTTTTTACGTGTGGCAGTCTGATGATGGCATTACTTATTGTCTAGATGGAAAGCATCGAACCATGTTTCTGGAAGAGCTGATAAATGAGGGTTATGATGTACCTTATGAGTTACCAGCAACATTTGTAAGTTGTACTGATAAAAAAGAAGCAGCTCGTTTAGTTCTGGTTTTTAGTTCTGCATATGCGAAAATAACACAGACAGGACTTAGATCATTTATTGAATTAAATGATCTAAATTGGTCTGAAATAAAGGGAGAGATTGATTTACCTGAGTTTAGTGTTGAGAGGTTTGAACAGAAGTTTGATTTCTTTGGTGTACAGGATTCATCAAATGACGAGGATCCTGAATTTGGAAAAGAAGATATTGAGATTGTAGTTAAGCCTGGAGATGTGTTTCAGTTAGGCAGTCATCGTTTATTCTGTGGAAGTTTTAAGGATGATGAAGGAGTGGAAGAGCTGATGGAGAACCAGAAGGCAAGAATTGTTTTTTGTGATCCACCTTATAATCTGCCAGCTAATTTCTTTACCAATAAGGATGAGAAGAAGCATAAGGACTTTGCGGAAGGTGCCGGTGAAATGACTGATCAGGAGTTTTCCGAGTTTCTTGCATTGATAATGACCAAATCAAAAGAGAACACAGTTCCTGGAGCAATCCACTATATATGCATGGATTTTCGCCATTGCTGGCACATGACAGATGCTGCCCGGGTTGTTTATGGTAATCCTGAACCAAAGCAAGTATGTGTCTGGAATAAGGACATGATGGCGAATGGTAGTTTCTACCGGGCCAAGCAAGAACTTGTATTCGTTTTCCAGAATGATAATGCAATGCATTTGTGGAATAATGATTTGTTAGATGAAGGTGGTTTTTATAAAAATGAGAATGAGTTAGTTTTTATCTTTAAGAACAGTGATGGAGCAAAGCACTTATCACACCTTGAATTAAAAAACAGGATTCGTTCTAATGTCTGGAATTATCCTTCTGCTATTTCTACTGCTAATCCTGACCGTTACGAGCTTAAAAACCATCCTACACCTAAGCCAGTGGTAATGGTAGCTGATGCCATCCTGGATACAACGAATGAAGGAGATATTGTAATTGATTGGTTTTTGGGTTCTGGTACCACATTGATAGCTGCAGAAAAAACAAACCGTATTTGTCATGCAACTGAGATTGACCCCGGATATGTTCAACATATCATTTGCCGGTATTACAGATATTGTGAGAAAACTGGAAGAGAGTTTAATTTTAAACATGTTAATGGTTCATTATCAATAAATCAAATTTTACAAACAGAAACTGTATAGTAATTTCGCTAAAAACATTAGCGAATGAGTACGGAAGAAAAATTAAGAATTATGGTAGAGGTTAAACAAAGTATTATTGATTATCTACAGGAAGAAATAAAGATTAATGCTGATGCTCTTAAATCGTATGAAGAAAGGGATAACCCTATTCAGAATAGCGATACTGAGATTAAACGTATCAGAGAAATTGAAGCTGTTAAGTTACGGGATAGAATTCATGAACTTACCAGACATATTGCTGTAATTAAACGCATGTAATGCGAGAAAAAAAAGATATAGCGGATAAATTAAAAAAGGACACCAGAGTAAGATCTGTTATGGAATGGTATCTGCAGGGATACATGACAAAGGATATTATTACTCAGTGTTTCGCTAAATGGGAGATTGGCGAGAGGATGGCTTATAAGTATATTAAAGAATGTAAAGCCATTCTTGCTGCTGCCAGAAAAGGTGAGGTATCAGAAAGAATAGATTTCTATATGGCTGCTAAAATGAAGCTATACAATGAGATGAAAGATAAGGTTACTCCAAAAGGTGCAGCAGTAGCAAATGATATTCTGGATAGCATGGCAACTTTGGAGGGAATAGTTACAAATAAAATTGATATTACAAGTGATAAAAAGCCGTTAGCCTCTCCACAAATAATAGTTAATCAATTTACTATTGACTCCACTCTTGATATAAAAGAAAATGAAGAATAATGAACTTACAGTTGGCCCACTTTATTCAAAAATAGCGGCATGTAAGTCAAAGTATGTCATTTTACAAGGCGGTAAATGGTCATCTAAAACAGTTAATACACTTATTCATCTTGGTATAATAGCCTGTCAATCTAAGTCAGTTATTACAGTTATTGGATCAACTGTACCAAACCTTAAAAAAGGAGCGCTACGAGATTTTAAAACTCATGTTGCACCTAAAGACGGTATAAAAGAATACATTAAAAGCTTCAACGAATCGGAACGTACTTACTACTTTAAAAATGGAAGCATCATTGAGTTTACTTCTTATTCAACAGCTTTAGAAGCTACTTCCGGTAAAAGAGACTATGCCTTTTTCAATGAGGTAAATGGTATATGTTATGATATCTTTTATAATGTAGCTATATCCACTGATAAGCAGATTTATATGGACTATAATCCTACTGCTAAATTCTTTGTACACACTAAGTTTTTCGATTCAAAACCTGGAGATCAGTTTTATGGGAAATATACCAGATTTATAACTGATCATAGGCACAATCCTTTCTTATCTAAAGAAAAACACCAAGAGATTGAGAGCATAAGTGATCCTGAAAAGTTCAGAGTTTATGCGCGTGGACTTACTGGTAATGTAGAGGGATTAATATTCACCATGAAGAAGGTGGATAAAGTTCCGGAAGGATTGCCTTTTGGTTTCGGTATTGACTTTGGGTATAATAGTGATCAATCAGCAATCGTTAAGGTTTGGTATGATAAACGAGACAGGTATTATAAGGAGCTTTTATACATGACAGAGAATGAAATTCTTGATTTAATAATCAAAAATAATCTCGATACAACTCCTGCAGGTTTTATGGCTAAGTTATTAAAGGATAATGGATGTACAACATCTACTTTAATTTGGGGCGATCATGACAAAGCTTATTCAGTAGCCTTCAGGAGATTGGGTATACCTTTTAGAATGGCAAGAAAAGGACCGAATAGCCTTGCTGCAAGCATTAGTAAGGTTAAGGAGTGTAATAATTTTTATATTGATTCTCCAAATCTTGAATCAGAACTTTCAACGTATGAATGGGATAAAGCAATCGATGTCTTAACAGGTAACGAAATATCAACAAATCAGCCGGTAGATGGTAAACCAGACCATTTATTATCATCAATTCGCTACTTTGATTATAGTTACGGGATGAGATTTGGCAACCATCCTGATGATGAGCAAAAACAGGAAAATGAAGTTTAATTTTAATGTTAATAAAAATATTTTGTTATCAAATACATATTGTATGTATTTTTGTATCCTACAATTTAATAAAATAAAATTACTACATTGAAAGCACTTCAAACACTTACTTTAAATTAATAATACATACAGTATGTATTTTATTGATAATTGAATATAAAAGAAATGAACAAATACGCCATAGCTGGTAAAGAATTAATTAGGGGTAATATTGGTAATGCTTTTATGGCAATGGCAACTAAATCTCTGACATCTGAATTAATTCAGCCATCAAGGTGGAGAAATGGTAATTTCTTTTTTGGTGTTAATGGTGCTGATAAAGCTTTCATCTGGGGTAACTTCAATAGTTCATTAATAGCATATCAGCATTGTCCGGTAGTATCATCCATAATTAATAAACAAGCTCAATGTAGAATCAACGGAAAAAGGTCAATTGTTGATTTGGATAATAGGGAATCTGTCAATCCTAAAGCGATACAGCTACGTAAACTACTATCAAAGCCAAATATTTTACAGAACGGAAAAGAATTTATAGCCCAGGGAAATGTCTATAAAAGAATTTATGGGTATTGTCCTGTACTTATTATAAAGCCTATCGGTTTTGAGAATGATTATAGTAAATGGAAGATGTGGAATATTCCACCTTGGATGCTTCAGATATTAGATTCTCAGGAGTTATTCTATGAAAGTGGAGCAAAACTATTTAAATCTATATGGCTTACTTACATGGGTCATTCTGTACAGATAAATCCAGACAATTTATTTTTCTTAAAGGAAAATCAGATTAGTACCGGTACTTACATGTACAATAGCAATCAGGCAAATGTTTCATTGTTCCTTCCTGATAGTAAATTGTTTTCACTTGAAAAGCCAATCGATAATCTTATTGCATCACTGGAAAGCCGAGGATCACTAACAAGAAACAGAGGCCCGCAATGGATATTGACAAACGATTCTACTGATAGCGCTGATAATGGCATTTTCCCAATAGATACAACTGTTAAGGATGATTTGCACAAAGATTTTATGCAATATGGCATCATGGGTGGCCAGCGTAAAGCAATTATTACAGATGCAAAATTAAAATTACAGACTGTAGGATTTGACGTTGCTCAATTGAAGTTACTCGAGGGTGAAATACAAGATGCTAAACTTATCTGTGATGGTTTGAATTATCCTCCATATCTGTTAGGTTTAGTAGATGCTAAGTTCGATAATCAGCAAATAGCAGAACGTAATCTATATACTAATTCTATAATCCCGGATGCTGAAAGCGAAGATGAACAATGGAGTGATCTGTTTGGATTGACTGAATTAGGATTGAAGATAACTACAGACTATTCACATCTTCCAGCTTTACAGGAGAATTTAACTGAAAAAGGTAAAGCGCTGTTTTACGCTAATCAAGGTTCTCTTATTTCATTCTACAATAATGTAATTACACTTAATCAATGGAGGGAGATTATCAATATTGACAGTGTTGCTGGAGATGATAAATATTACTATCAATTATTGGCAGATGGTAAAGTTTTTGGTGTGGTGCCTAATGCACCATTACCCCATGATAACAATTCAAATTCTAATTAATGGGAAAGAAAGCAAAATTAAAAGCCTTAAAAAGTTTAGCTGCTAATCTTCCTGCAATAAATAGAAGCAGTCATGAAGAGCACCATCTAAAAGGTTCTGAAATATTATCATGGGGAACTGTTAGGGAGATTGATGGTAAACCTATTGATCCTGAAAAAACTTACTTATACAACTATCCTGTTTTAATGGTTCAGAATAATGCAAGGAGGATTAAACGAGCGTTTCTTAGTAATGGACCAGAGGGGATTAAATCGGTTTTACAAAACACTTTAAATATTGTTGAATCAAATCAAAAATAATGAGTACAGAAGCAACAAAGCAGGAAAAGCCAAAGGTCGATAAAGCAGTAGTAAATCAAGCTATTGCTGATAAAGATAAAGCTATCAGAGAAAAAACAATTATAAAAAAGTAGATTATGAAGCCAGCAATAATTCCATCAAATCTTACAGGTAAATCTCTTTTTGAATTTCTTGTAAAGAATGAAAGCCTGATAATTCATTCTAAGAAAAGTGAGATTAAAAGAAGTGATAATATTACTTTTTCTACTTTTTTTATTGATGAAAAAGGAGAATTAGTAAGTAAGGCAAATGTTGTTGAAACTCAGGTTAATCCTAATCAGATTAAAGCGGTTGTGGTTATTAATACGACTAACTGGTATGATAGTCATGGAGATGTTCATATCCCTGGTATATGGAAGAAGTCTTTAAGTGATAATAAGAAAAATGGTTTTTATCTTCTGGATAATCATAATAGAGGGTTTGAAGATGTTATTGCGGATGAATGCAAAGCAGAAGCAAAACCTATGGCGTGGAAAGATTTGGGTATTCCTGTTTCTGGTACTACTGAAGCTTTGACTTTTACAGCTATCATAGATAAAGATCGTAATCCTAAAATGTTTGATCAATACTATAAAAAGTATGTAAAGCAACATAGTGTAGGAATGCGTTATATTAAAATGGTAACGTGTATAAATGATGATGATTATCCAGTACAAAAAGAAAACTGGGATAAATATTTTCCTATGGTAGCTAATCAGGCTGACTGTAAGGAAGATGGTTATTTCTGGGCTGTGTTAGAAGCTCAGATAATAGAAGGAAGTGCAGTATTATTTGGTAGTAACTGCATGACACCAACAATTAATGTTACAGACACTGATGACCAGCCGCTTGATAGCACTGGTAAACACCAGCCGTCATCTACAGATAATAAGTCAATGGTAATTTGCCCGAGCTGTACAACGCACTTTAATGCGACCAGCAACAGCAATATCAATTGTCCTAATTGCGGACAGTATGTATCACCTCAGAGCAGTAGCATTGAGACTGACACATTTGATTTAATCGCAGCAATTGCAGGAACAACATTTATTTAAAAATTTAAATCAGTCGAAAATGACACAAGCAGAATTAGATGCGCTGACCGCCAAAGTAGGTGCGGATGCCAGTGCAGCCATTAAACGTGAGTTAGATGCTTACGATGTTAAGATGAAAGCGTTTGCTACCGAAGTTGCTAAGCAAAACGGTGGTATAACTAAAGAGCAGTTTGAAGAGTACAAAACTGCTGCTTCTACAGCTGTAGAAGCAGTAAAAGAAATTGCAGAAAAACAAGGTACAACCCTTGCAGAAATTGCAGTGAAATTAGGAAAGAATGAAGTAGGTACAAAATCAATTACCCAAGTACTTTCTGAAGATTCAGAAGAACTAAGAAAAGTATTCAATCAGGGCCAGGGAGTAAAAACCTATATGGTGACAATTGACAAGCATGGTAACCCTGTTATGAAAGCTATTGATTTAAGTGCAACTAAAACTACAGGTTATGAGGCAAGTGTTGCTGGTATACCTTCTGGTGCAGTTGCATCTATTACTCAGGCATTAGATTCTGCAACATTATTACGTGTTGGAGCTGGTGCATTGATTAATAATCAATATCGTAACAGTGCATGGATTTTTGATTTATGTAACACTATTAATGCAAGCTTTAACAGCCAAATGCCATTTGTTATGTGGTTTGATGAACAGCCACTAATAGGAGGATCATCAACTACAGCTGAAGGTGTAAGTAAACCATTGAGTCAGTACAGTTATCAATTGAATTCAGCAACTTATAAAAAAGAAGCTACATTGGTAGGATTTACTAATGAATTCCAAATGGACTTTGCTCAACTGGAAAGCGACATTATGAATAAGGCTCGTATTGATGTTATCAATCGTGTTAATCAGGCTATTCTTCCTGATATCATTAGCAATGCAACCCCGTATAGTAGTGGGGTAACATTCCAAGGAGGAACTCCGGTACCTTCACCTAATGACTTTGATGCAATTGCAGCAATGGCAGCACAGGTTGATAATGCAACATTTGGCGCTCGTGCTAATAGTGCTATCATGAGTACCAATAAGAAGTACAGGATGGGTATTCAGAAAAATACTCAGGGTTCATATTTGAATCCTCCTGATGTATTAAAAGGTATTGATTTCGTAGGTAACCCTTCAATGGCAGCAGATAATTTACTGGTAGGCGACTTAAAACAATATAACATCATACTTAGAGGTGGCTTAATTGTTAGAGTTGGATATAATGGTACTGACTTTGCACAAAATGCCTATTCTGTAGTGCTTGAGCAGTTCTACTTCAATTATATTTCTACTGTTCGTAAAGTAGCTATTGTAAAAGGTCCTGATTTCGCAACCGTTAAAACAGCTATCAGCGCTTAATCTTAAATTTTATCATTAACTAATAAAACATTTCTATGGCTAAGGCAAAATCTTCTACAACAGACACTCCTGAAGAGGAAGTAGTTGTTGCTTCACAAGAAGTAGTAACCGATAATTCTACAACAGACACTCCTGAAGAGGAAGTAGTTGTAGAAGATTCTGCTAAGGCTTCAGATGATGGAGTTACTAAAATTATGACCATTGGTGAAAATCCTGAAGGACATAACATGGAAACTCATACAGTTAGAGTTAGTACTTCTGCAGTAAGTTTAGGTAAAGCATATTCTGCAAATTCTAAATTAGTGAAAGTTCTTATCAACTATCCAGAAGGTTGGACAAAAGATAAGTTTTTCAAAAATGGAGAAATAAGAGAAATGGCACCTGAAACAGCTAATACATTTATCGAAATAGGAATTGCAACATTAACTAAGGAATAATATGTCATTAATCAATACTTCATTTTTTGTTGGTAATCTTCAAATACCTAATGCAACAGAATCATCTGTTGCCAGTGTAATTGTATTTTATATCAACAAATTTGAACCTGAATTTTTGCAGAATCTATTAGGCTATCCATTGTATAAAGAATTTATAGCCAACCCTTCAGCAGATAGATTTAAGAACATTATTAATGGATGTGAGTTTACTGACTTTCAGGGATATACTGCAAAATGGAAAGGATTGATAGAAGTATTAGTTCCAGATCCTACACCACCCTCAACAACTCCAATAGGACAAAAGCAAAGTATCATTGCTAATTATGTTTATTTCCGTTATAGGCAAAGAAACGAAACGCAATTTACTGGAATTGGTGAGGTGAAAATGAAAGCTTCAGAAGGTTCTGAAAGTGTCAGTCCAAGAAAGAAAATGGCTTTCATCTGGAATGAGATTCATTACAATGTAAAAGTATTAATGCAATTCTTTGAAATGAACCAGGCTACTTATCCGGAATGGACTACAAATGATGAAATGAAAGCATTAAGGTTTTTCGGTTTTGCAAATCCAATATTCTAAAATGAGAAAATTATTAATTCACAAAACAACAATTTATAAAATGAAAAAGATCCTTTTTATTATGCTTTTTGCCGTTGGCTTATTAACGGCTCCTAAAATTGATGCTCAGGTTGCATTAGTTTCTCCTACGTATGGTAATACTATTGATACTGTAACAAACACAGGAACTAAGGTTCTATGGAAAAAAGTTACAGGGTATAAGGAAACGATTACCATTACTGCCAATATTACAAGTATATCTGGCACTTTAGGTGGAACTCTTATTCCTATAGTTAGTAATGATGGAGTTAACTTCTACAATGGTACAGCCGCAACTGTTTCAGATTCTGCATATACTGTTACAAATACAGCATCACAGGGAAAGGCTTTTACGTGTAAGCGAGGATTCCAATATTATGGAGTACAATGGACGGGAACCGGTACCATGTCTGGATCGTTCACCGGAGTTTTATTAGCAAGAAAGCCTACAGATTAATCATTAATCAATGAATGAGCCACTTTATATAGTTGATGAAATTGCAGAAGTAATTGCCAGGGTAGATGCTATTATCTATCCTGGAATTGCTCCATATACCAATGGCAACCATATCAACTTTCAATATGGCAGATCCATTCAGATTAATAAGCTCTTACAGCTAAATAAAAATTCAATCCCGGCAAGATCAAACTATCCGTTAATTGCTCTTTTTCAAGACTTACCAGAAGATGCTGGAAAGAAATGGGGTTATACTTATATAACTATACCAAGAATCACTATTGCTACAATTACTGATAAAGATGGAACTCCTGCAGATAAATATAATTCGACATTTAAACCGATATTATATCCTATATATACAGAATTCATTAATCAGTTAAGTAGGCAACCTTCTATTATTGGTTTTTCTCCTAACAAATCTTCATATATGAAATATGATAGACCAGGAACAAGACCGGAAATAGAAGGATTCAATGATTACATAGACGCAATTACGATAGAGAATCTTCAGCTAACCTTTTATAAACCAACCAATTAATTAAATAACAATTTAAACTCAAAACAATGAGCGTAAAATTATTAAGTGCGTATGATTTGATTGATTTAACTCAGAATACTGGAGTTGATAAATCAGTCAGCATGGGACCTACTGCTATGATGATAGCAGTACCCAAGACTTTTACTCTGGACATCACCGGCGATGTTCAGGCGCAATTACTGACAGCTATTCATGCTGCCAGAGGAAGCCGTGTATTTCCAATGTTTGGTTATGCATCTCCTGTTGAAGATATCGCTAATGGAAAAGATAGCGATACTATTGAGACAATGGGAAGTGGTGCTAAGCATTTTGTTAAGTATGGTTTCTTAAACCAGACTCTTACCGCAACTGTAGGAAGTCTTCCGTATGCTAAAAGACTTCGTTCTTTCCTTGAAAGTGGATTATCTGTAATTATGATTGATAATGCTGGAAATGTGTTATTAAGAAAAAATGACGATGGCACTTACGGAGGGTTAAGAGTGCAGTTTCAGTATGCGCCTACTCCAGACTTTGCAGATTTCAAAGGGGTATTTAAATTCTCCTTCCAGGTTAATCTTGACCCTAATGAATTAGTAAAGTATGGTATAATTCTACAAGCTGGTTCCGCATTACTTGATCTGAACGGATTGAAAAATGTTCAGGTTACAGATGCTACCGGTTCAACTACTACTAAGTTGAAAGTAGGGGTTTCTACAGTTGATAGCAATATTGATTTAGTAGCATTGTTGTCAACTCCTTTAGCTACTGTTTCAAACTTTGTTGTAACCAATAATACTGGAGTTGTGCAGACTATTTCTGCAGCAGCAATTACAGGTGGTCATATTGAACTGACAGGAACATTTACTTCTGGTTCTACTTACAATGTGGCATTAGCTGCTCCATCAGTTCTTTATACTAATAGCATAATTGGTTACGAAGGAACTGTTACAGCTGCTATAGCTATCCCATAATATTCACTCTTAAATAGTAAAAAATGTATAAGAGAATATTTGGAGTAGATGTTTTGGTAGATGCTTTCAAAGGGTTCAAAAGTCTTGCATCTCTAAAGAAAGAGGCAGGGCAAATTTTTGAACATCTGAAGGATGATGCTGATAAGGCATATGCTGAATTATGGGCTGAAATATCGCCTGACAAAGCAGATTCTAAAGAAACTCCTGCAAATCCTGCGGCTGATCAGGAGCCAGCACCTTCAGTTACTCCGGTAGAAAGTGTAACAGAAACAGCTACAACAGCTTAGTGTAATATTTTTTAATAGTTAAGTAAAAAGGCGGTGCTATTTGTCGCCGCCTTTTCTTTTAAGACATGGCACTCGATCAGCTACAACAATTTATAAGTGATTTGGATGCTTTCGATTTCGAAGCGTCTATGTCAGGAGTAATACTTGATAATAAGGATATTATTAGCGACATGGTTGCAGCTCAATTAGGTTCTACAAGCCTTGATGGAAATAATAACCCCGTTCTTTTAGATGGAAGTGGTTATGCTGATTCAACAATCAGATACAAACAAGAGCATGGCCAGGGATTGGGAGCTATTACTGATCGGGTAACATTATATCAGACCGGAGAGTTGTATAAAATGATTGATACAGAAGTTGTAGTGGATGAAGTACAGACTATGAGTGATGTTCCTTATTATGATGAATTGATGCAACGGACCGGTGAAGATGTAATGAAGTTGAACGAGACTAACAGAATTGATTTTGCAACCGAAATATTAATGCCTGCATTTAGTCAGGAGTTTCTTGAAAAAACAGGCTTACAAATTACTTAGTTATGATTATAGATAATGCCTCATCCTGTACAATTGGTAAGTTTATGAAATGTTGGTTTGATAATGATTTATCTGTACTTGTTATAGATGGTGATTTTACTGACGAAGAAAAAAGAAAAGCATTTGAACTAATCCATATTGAATACATTGATCTGGCAGGACTATATAAGAATAAGGAGTTTGAAATGCTTGGATATATGAATCATCTGGAAGCTAAGTTCAATGTAATAAGCATGTCAATTGAATTACAAAGAAAATTTTTAGTCGAATTTGATATCCCTTTTTTAGCTGGTTTTAGAACTTTTAAGGATCATGGGCATTCATTATATTGGGATATATCAAACCCTGATAAAATATCCTTTCTTGGGATGTTAAATAGAATTGAAGCAAGAAACAAAAATACTAAGGTACAACTGCTTGAGAAGAAAAACGAATTACTGCTACTTCAGAAAAACAAAGTTGAAAATAAGCATACGACCATACAAAGCAGACAGGAATTCATCAGGACATTAAATGCACTTGGGAAGTATGGGTTTCAGATAAATAAAAATGAGACTACAGTTGAGGAGCTGGCATTAATGATTAATGACTGGCAAAAAGAGATAAGCCAACATAATAAATTAAAGAAATAATGGCAGGTGTTACAAATATTATTGAATTAGGATTTAATGTTCAGGATTTAACCGAGCAAAAACAACAGGTATTAACTGTTCTGCTCGATATGTTTGAACAAATAAAGCAATATGATGGCACCCGCATTAATCCAATTAATCTTGGAGGGGTTGCTGAACTTAGAGGAGCTATTCAGCAACAAACTATTATTCTGGAAGAGATAAGAGGTGGATTTGATAAGTATAATAAAATATTATCAGACAATATTGCACAACAAGCAAGAGTTGCACAAGCAATTAATGACAATGTTTCATCAAATAATAAAAACAAAACCTCTATTGATGAAATTACTAAATATACAGAAAAGCTGACTAAGGCGCAATCTGATGAAGCAAAAGCAGTGGCAGAACTTAAAGTACAAATTGCTGCTCAGAATGCTGAAAATAAAAATACTGCTATAATCAATACTGCTGCTGCAGATTCTTTAGTTCAGCTGCAAGCAAAATTAAAAGCAGCGCAGGCTTCATACGATGGTATGGATGCAGCCATTAGAGATAATACAGAAGCAGGAGTAAAAGCTAAAGCTAAAGTTGTTGAACTTACTGCTGCAGTTTCTGCACTTGAACAATCTACTGGAAGACATCAGAGAAGCGTAGGTAATTATACAGGAGCATTGAAGCCTTTAGAAGCATTGATGGCTCAATTGAAAGCAAAGATTGATGCTGTAACAAGTTCTGGTGTGGCTAATGATGAAGTCTTGGCAAAATTGAATCATTCCTATACAGCTGTGGCGAGTATTGTTTCTACTACCAGTGCTGGCTTTACTTCTGTTACTCAAGAAATAAGACAAAGTGAAAAAGCTTTACAGACATTAAATGCTGCCGGATTAGGAGGAACAGAGGAATTTAAAAAGCTTCAGCAAGAGGTTGCTAATGCCAAGAGAGAATTTAACGAATTTGCCAAGGGTCAAAAGATAATGGAAAGCCAGGCACCGGTATTGACAGCTCTTACTTCTGCAGCTAAAGGCTTATCTGGAGCTTATGCAGTTGGAGCAGGTGCATCTGCTTTATTTGCTGATGGAAATGAGAAAGTAGAAAAAGAGTTAGCTAAACTAATGGCCATAATGACTTTTATTCAGGGATTGAATGAGGTTCATGCACTATTACAGGAAAAAAATACTATCCTTACTGTTATACAGACAGCTGCTACAGCTACTCTAACTAAGGCTAAACAGATGCTTGGATTGGCTAACATTGAGCAGGCAGAAACGGCAGAAGTAGCGGCAGGAGCAATGGAGATGGAAACAGTGGCCACGGAAGCTGCTACAGGTGCAACATTTGGTTTAGCAGATGCTATTGTGATGACAGGCATAGGAGCTATAATTATTGCTCTTGTTTGGGGAGTATCCAAATTGGTAGGTGTTGTTGGTAATTGGGTGAATGCTGATGAAAAAGCCATTGAAAAGAATAAAGAACTTGCTTCCATCTCTAAGGAATTGAATGAAATATTAAAAGCTCAATCTGAAATAGTATCAGAAGATGCGCAGAAGATTATAAATATGTATGAAAATCAATTGAATAAAGCAAAGGCAATTGGTTCAAATCAGATTCAACAGTTTGCAATTGAGAAAAAATTAAATGACGCTAAATTATTTCAGGCTGATCAGGTTATTGATAAACTTGGAATAACACACGACAAGGTATTTGACTTAAGTGCTACATATATTGAACAACAAGGTTGGCTTGAACGATTATTAGAATCTGAAGCAAAGTATATTAAGAATGGAGAAAAGGTTCCTGAAAAATTAAAAAAACAAATCGAAGCTCAAAAGGAAATGAGCTCTTCCACTAAAACTTTATGGGAGGAAGGGAAAAAGGCTTTGGAAGATAAAGATAAAGCTGAAAAAGCAATTGAAGTACAAAAACTTACTGAGGATAAATACAATGCAGATGAGTTTCGTAAGTTGACTTTAGAAACTGCCAAAATAGAAGCTAATTCAGTAATTGAGAAGAATACTTTAATCCTAAATAATGAGCGTTCTACTTTAGCGCAAAGAGTTTCTGCCTTGAAGAGTAATGCTGCTGAAAATAAGGCTATAGCTAAGGCTGAATATGATGCAATTAAAAGTGATCCTACTCAATCAGATGATAGTAAAAAAATTGCTCTTTTAAAATATCAGGCTGATAGAAAGAAGATTACTAATGAAGCAAGGGCAAATGAATTAAAGGTAATTGAGACTTATAATCAGCGCGAACTTGCTGCTCATTTATCTATCAATGATGCATTAATTTCCATACAAAAGAAAATGTATGACACCATTGCATCTGATAATAAGAACTCTTTAGAGCTTAGAATATCCGCTTTGCAATCATCTGTAAATGATGAAAAGCAAATATTGCAGAATGAGCTTGAATTTAAGATTCAACAGGCTAAGGTCCAGGGCAAGACCGATACTGAAATAATGGCAATCAGAACCGAAAATGCTGCTAAACTACAGGAGTTAACGGAGGCAACAGGAAAGAAGGTGTATGATATCACAATCAGTTGGGGAGAAAAGACTGCTAAAGATCTTGCAGAGCAGAAAACCAATGCAGCTGCTACAAAGACTACTCAAAACTATGATGCTGAGCTTTCAAAATTAAATGAAGGATTAGCAAAACAAAAAATTTCATATTCTAAATATTTGATCGAAAGGAAAAAACTAGATGATAAATATTTGACCGATAAAGACAGTGCTGATATTGCAGATGATCAGGCTGAACTGGATAGATTAAAGAAGCATGGAGAAGAGATTGCAGCCCAGAAAAAACAAGCTGAAGCAGAATTGGGTAATGCTCAGGGAAATGATGATCCAGAAGCTGTTATTAAAGCTCAACAATCTTTATCAGCTTTACTTCAACTTGAAAAAACAAATAATAAATTAATTGCTGATGAAGATAAGAAAGCCGCTGATGATAAGAAAAAGCTGGAAGAGGATACTGCAAAGAAGATCCTTGAAATCAGGAAAGTATTAAAACAAAAAGAGGACCAGTTAGCAAAAGAATCTTATGCACTTGCTACTGAAATGGTTGATGCAAAATTTGAGAATGAAAAGAATGCTATTCAGAATCAAATCAACCTTTCAAATGCTATGTATGATAATGAATTGAAAAACATTGCTAATTCTACCTTATCAAACAGGCAAAAAGCAGAACAAACTATTGTTCTTAATTCTCAAAAGGCACAAGCTGAGAAGCAATTACAGAAGGAGCAGAAAGATGCAGATATTGCCAAGGCTAAATTTGATAGAGATGCTGCTATAGCAGAAGTTACTTGGCAAACAGCAAGAGCAATTATGAAAGATACTGCTGGTGTACCATGGCCATTAAGTCTGGAAGTTGGGTTAGCAGATGCCGCATTAGGAGCTGTTCAGGTTGCAGCTATCCTTGCTAAGCAAATTCCAAAGTATGCTGAAGGTACGGATAGTCACCCTGGTGGATATGCCTTAGTGGGCGAGGGTAAATATGCAGAGTGGGTGCAGACTCCATCAGGAGGATTCATGATAGATAAACCAACGTTACTTGATCTTCCTGCTACCACATCCGTAACTCCTCTAACCAATAATACGATTAATGAGATTGTTCTTAATAATATGGTTAAGAGCAATGAGGTTAACGAGAATAAGACACAAACAGTAAACCCCTGGGAAGTAGCACGTTGGCAAACAGCGCAATTAAAAGCTGCATTTAATAAATCGCAAACGGTTAGGGTTCGTAATACAGTGATAATTGATGGCAGAGAACAGGAATGGATTAACAAGAAAATATTAGGAAGATGAGTGGAATAGTATCAAAGAAGAAATTAATGTTCCTTTTACTGGATAGCCAGAACCGTTCCTATTACTGGAATGGCACTAATGCTGTTACTTCTGCTCAACCGGTATGGCTTCAACAGAACCCGGATAACTGGAAAAACATTTCATTAAAGTTTGCGACTAATCAAAAATACTTTTCTACATTAAGAACTTTCAGTGATCCTATTGAGTTGGTTGATGATGGAGCAAATATTATATTGGATAGATTTCATAATGGTGCCGGTACTGAAGAAATAATGTATCTGGCCATGTTAATTAGCAGACCAGATTTAGGATTGAATTATTATAAGCTGGAATATAAATCAAGGATAGATTTTAGCAAGATTAAACAGAATCCACGAACTGGGGTATCGATTAATCTGTTACAGGATGATGTATTTGCTTTGATTCAGGCGAACGAGAATGCAGTTTACTCTATTGATTGTAATGCTAGTAATCCTTCTGCTATTCAGGTTCTGTTTGATGGAGTTTCTTTGCAGGATAAGGCTAATTACGAAATAATATCCTTTACTAATCAATTCGGGAATGGAAGCGACTATACAGTATTGCCAATAAGCTATTTATCGAATGATGGGGATAATGTAAATGCTATTCTTTCATCTCAAGAGTTACAAGTATTATCCACGTTAGCTGGGTCTACAAACTATTTATTGAACTACTCTAATTCAGATATAATCGTAACCATAAAAGGGCAGATTAAATTCAAATGCAATAGCGGCGGGGCTTATCATATTTATCCAACTTATCTAAGTAGTGGAATGCCAAGTAGTGGCCGATTGCCATTTATATTTATGAGTAATCCAATTACAGGGCTTATTGCAGGTCAGGTAGAAGATTTCCCAATAAACATTTCATTTAATTTGCCACGAGGTGAAGGGTTATTTATAATGGCTGACGGAGGATATCCTAATGGGGCAAATGTTACCCATTATGCTTCTTCTTTATATATTTCATTTCAAACAAAACAGATTCCAACAATCTCTTATGCTCTCCGTCCATTGGATTATTTGCAGCAATTAGTAAGTAAAATAACCGACAATCAATTTACTGTTAACAGCAAGTTCTTTTCTGCCAATAATAAAAAAGTTATTCTTTCTGGCTCTTCAATACGTGGTTACTCAGATGCCAAAATACAATGTTCATTCTCTGATTTTTTTACCTCATACAATGTACCTTATAATCTTTCGCTGACTGTCAGAGATGGAGTTCTTTGGATAGAACCAAAGGAGGATTTATATAATAATAATCAGGAGCTTTTGGAATTAGGAGAAGTTTCAGCAATTGATATTGAAGTTGCAACAGAATATATTTACAATTCCGTTCAGATAGGATATGTAAAGCAGATTTACAACCAAAGAAATGGTCGTTATGAAACCAATTGCTTACACAACTATAAAACTCCAATCAATAATGTAATCAATAATTTAAGCCTCATTTCTAAATATCGTACTGATTCATTTGGAATTGAATTTATCAGGTCGTTAAATGGTCAGGACACTAAAGATGATAAAGGAGATAAAGAAATATTTGCTGTAATGATTACCGATGCAATCGGCACTACAACGGGAGAAACTCCAACGGCTATAGTATTTAATGTAGACACATTCTTTGTTGATGCTCCTATAATTACTGTTCCTACTATCGGAGCAACTGTTTATAATACCAATCCTACTATTTTTGGAACAGCACAGCCATTTCACACAATCAATGTTTATGTTGATGGATTTGTTGACGGCACCACCGTTGCAGATGCAAATGGTTACTGGTCGTATAATATCGTTAAGGTATTACAGACTAAGACTTTGTTTTTAAATGGACAGCATACCGTTGAAGCTTCTCAAACAGATGTTACAGGTAACACTGGCCCATTGAGTGCGCAGGTAGTTTTTGTAGTAGATATTTCTCAGTCGAATATTCTTATAATTACAGCACCATCCAATAATAGTTCGCTATATAATAACCTGCCACTTTTAAAAGGATATGGCATTTCTGGAGATACTGTTACTTTGAAGGATAATGGAACAACTATTACAACAGTAATTCCTGACAATTCTGGTTATTGGCAATATCAGATAATCACTCCATTATCAAATGCAGTTCATACCATTACGGCAATATCTACTTTAAATGGTGCAATTGCTACTATTAATATTACTGTCAATACTGCTGTTTCATCTCCATTGATAACTTCAATTGTACAGAATCAAACAATTTACAGTAATACTCCAACAATTAAAGGGGTGGCTGTACCTGGTGCTACAGTAAATATTTATGTTGATGGAGGTATAATTACCCCACCATCTGTTGTTCCTACCCCAGATGCAACAGTAACAGCAGATAGCAATGGTGATTGGAGTTGGACCTACAACCTTCAATATAATTTAGATAACAGAACGGTCATACCTAATCCGGGAGTAGTAATTCCTTTGCCTGATGGAGGGCATGTATTTTCAACCACTCCGGATAATGCAGAAGTTCAACTTCAAATCAGTGGTTATAAACTGATGCGTGGTACTACCGGAGATGGTTCTGTATGTGATTTTGATACTATAATTCTGGATGACAGCTTTGTACCTACAGGAGTAGATCCTTCTACATTGCCAGATAGTTTAGGACGCTTTTTGCATACTGAAACCTTGTTTAATATTCTGGATACTTCTCCATTAAGATGTTTGAGAAAATGGGATAATTTTATAAACGGAGGTCTTTACAGACAGAATGGCCAGCTAATTACATTCAATGGAGCGGAAATGAACAGTAATCTCTCTACTTCAAAAAATGGAGTTGTGTTAAATGAGAATGCTAATGTGAATGTTAATGATATGGCAGCTCCTTTCTTTTATCCTTTATGGTTGAATTTTACTACTAAAGTGCCTGACACTTTCAATGATATCATGACTGGTATTAATAACGTAGGTTATTTATCGCTCGAATTTAAAGGGATCCAATTATACGCTTTGCCAATTGGTACAATGCAAATGAGGCCGGCAACAGATGAAGCGCAACAATGGAAGCTGTTATGTTCTGCCAAGACAACACTTTCAAATTTATTAATACTGAACAATTCAGGACAAACATTTCAAATTGGAAAGAATATGATATACATATCTGATTTAAATCCATTGCATTTTGTGCAGTACGATTTTACCCCACCAGCACAATACAATAGTGCTAACTTATATCAGGACTGGTTTAAGAATAGGTTTTTAAATTGGGTGGGAAATCCTGATTATTTACAGAAGTGGCAAAATACTGATAAGATCAATTTGCAGGTGATCACTAATGAAACAAGTACATTGACATTGCAGATGTATAACTGTGTAACCCAGAAACTAATCAATACTTATACCTTTTCTGCAGTTTCTTCTCCGGTACAGACCCCAATGATATTGCAACAACTATCAATAGATTTATCTGGTGTTGCAGATGGCCAATATGTTTTTGTTCTTTATTCAGGCATTACACCTATTGCGATAGCTGAAAAAATAAATTTAGCGGCATCATGGCCAACAACGTATCTGATAGAGTATGGCAAGAGTAAAAATAAAGTTGATTACTTTTTTTCAACTGGTATTAAACCTATGATAAGAGTTGAAGCTTTCTGGATGCCTTATGAACCATACAGTGAGGTTAATAATTACGAGGATGAGATGGGAGACTTTGAAATATTGAGAGGAGTGCCATTGAAAAAGAGGACACTTACTTTGGGTGGTAGTCCGGATTATATTCCTGACTGGATGGTAATTAAGCTGAATCAGATATTATTACTTGATCAATGCTTTATCGAAAATGAACAGGTTGCCAGGACCAATGATAGTAAGTTGGAGAAAAGCGAAGATGTACCTGGTTATCCAATGAACTATTATAAGATAGAGCTGGTATTAGCAAATAATGAGACAGGTAATACATTCCTTACACCTGCAGATAATAATAAGAGAACAACATTATTCACATTGGATGCAACTGCTTTTGGACAATCTGACGGAACAGTTGATGTACAAATAACCAACAATTAATTATGAGCACAGTTAACTTAAATATTTATACCAGTGCATGGGCAACCATTACAAATAATATAGTTTGTAATGTTTACGCTCAAAGTGACCCTTCTGCAATAGTGGCAACTTTAACCGATACTACTACTGGTCATCCTGCTCGCACATGGAGCTTCCCTGGATTAGCAAGAGCAAACTATAGATTTGAATTTTTAGAGGTAACAACAAGTGGCATTACAGTTCAGAGCCTTGGTAGCATGGATGTTGTTCCAAGTTCTGAAAATGGGTATACCTTCAGGTCGCCTGCATTAATTCAATGTGGAGTTACTACCGGAGTTAGCAGTGGAACTAATTCACTAACATTGGATGGTACCGGTGGTGCTCCAGATATAAGAGGATGGGCAATAAATATTGAGCGTATATCTATGGGTACAATAAAGCCTGGTACTGATTATTCATATAACCAGACAACAGGATTAATTACATTACTTAATTCAGGTGATATATTCCAACCAAATGAATGGTTTAATATTTCCTTTCAGCCTCAGACTAATGTTGTTGCCGATTCTGTTCCATCATTAAACGTGTTTAATTCGGCAGCAATAGTTAATGGGAATTATTCGATCCTTACTACTGATTTTGGCACAAAGCTTATCATAAAGCCTACTACAAGTAATGGTTATCTTGAATTGCAATTGCCTGATATTGCTACGGTGGTGGCAAACAAGGTATTATTTATTGAAATGGATGGTGGTAATTGTGCTAAGTTCATAACCCATAGCGGAAATGTTATTAACTGGTTGCAGGGAGGAAGGACGAATTTATTTATATGTCCTAATGAGAAGTTATCAATTTACAAGTTTATTGATACTTCTACAGGTAGTCCTGTAAGTAGTTGGAGGATTCATGATGCTTATGGCAACTTTATGAATGTTGGTCAGATGACCAGTGATGATCAGATACAAGCGAATGTTTATAATAAAATTGCTCTTGTAGGTACTCAATGTGATGTATATCAACAAGCCAGACTTTATAACGATTTTGTTCTTGCTCTTCCTTCAGGTCAGGTTTGCAATTATGATGATTGGGGAACCGGTAATAATAAATATAAATACTCATTAGCTAATAGTTCAATTTCTTCCAATGCCAATAAGTTTATGGTACCAGACAGAAGAAATTTGTTTGAGCGCATGACAAATGGAACAAGAGTAGCAGGGGATTTTCAAGCTGATACCGTAGGAACGCATGACCATATTATGCATGGCAAAGGTTCTATTGGTGGTTCTGGTTCAAGGAATTTTTTAAGTAAAGGTAATAATGCATACTCAGGAGGTGGAGGAGATAATTTTGGTGGTTCTAATACTCCTGATACAACTTTACGAACTGGTGATAATGCCAGTGGTCAGGAAACAGCGCCCAAAAATTATGCTGTTAATAAATATGTTTTAATCTAAAATAATTGACAATGTTAAGAAGTGTGCAAAAAATATGTTCGTTAAATACATACTATATGTATTTTTGTAACATGAAGCAAAAGATATTTCTTTTATTATTCGGGTTGTTTCTGATAGTTAGTGGCACTAACGCACAATGGTTAAGACCAAACTGGAACTATGGAACTATACAAAATAGAATTAATCTTGATAGTACAATATTACTTCCAACTGGTTGTGGAGTACCTTCTGGTGCTACTTCATTAAAATCAGTAGACCTTCATAAATCAGCTTTTTATTATGATAGTTGTGGCCATAATGCTTACTTCTATGATCCTTCTACACATTCGTGGGGAACTGCTGGAGGTTCATCAACAGCGACCGGCTGGAACTCAATGCTTCAACAGAATCAACCACAGACTTCATACGGAGCTATTCATCTGGCAAACAATGGATTGGAGTTTGATAGTGCTACATCTTTTCAAATAGGTACTTGGAATTATCTTTATGGGCTTTTCAATTTAGACCAGATGGGTTTTGTTTCTATTGGCGATAGAAATGAAGATGTAAACGGAACTTATATTGAGGTAAATGATAATTACGCATTTATAAGAACCAGAAGTGTCGATAATTACGGTGGAGATTGGTCAGGAGTAAATTTAGATTTTGATAGCAAAAGATTTGACATAGGCGACTGGAATAATATCAACAATGGTACATTTATTAGAGTAGACGATGATAATAAATGTATATATATAACTGCAAACGACTACGATAATACCGGAGGGATGTTGGGGATAAACCTATCTGAAGATAAAAACGGTAGCCTACATAGCAGAAGTGCGTATTTAGGAGACTTTAATCAAAATCAAAACGGAAACTATATATGGGTCAATGACGAGGATTCTAAAATATATACAAGTAGTGGAGATACCTATGGCAATAACTTGGTTGGACTTAGTTTGGACTTTGACAATAAGAAATTTCAACTTGGAGATTTTCAAAATAGAAATAATGGTGCACTGTTTACTATAGATGATGATAATGAAAAGGCGTACACAGATTTTGAAGGACACGGTGGCATAGGACTTAATGTTGATTATAATAATAGAATCTATCAATTAGGAGATTATAATGACAATAATAATTCAAATACCATTACCATAGATGATGATAATTCAAGAGCATACATTTCGGGAAATAATTATTTAAATGGATTATTTGCTGCAAATTTTGGAGGAGCAGATGATGGCGCAAATACAAATGGTAGTGTTTCAATAGGTGATTGGGATGGAGATAATAACAATACTTATTTAAAAGTAGATGATAACAATAGCGTTATATATACCTTAAATGGAGGAGGAGAAGAAGGATTTTTTTTAGATTTTAACACAGGAAATTTTTCGTTAGGAGATTATGCCAACAGATTTAATAACAATGTTTTGACCCTTGAAAATGACGGAGGTAATGCAATATGGTTAAATAATGGCTCAGGGACTGGTTTGCACATGACTTTCAATGGTTCTTTTCAGTACGACTTAGGTGATTGGAATAGTAATAATTTTATTAGGGTAAGTTGTGCAGACCAACAGACTCAATTTTATAACGGGCAAAGTATTGCAGCGTTTGACGGTGATAGTAATATTTATTTTCACTCTGGAGATAATGGAATACAGACATCAGATATTTATTATGGAGCAGGAACATTGTCACCAGAATGGAAACTGGGTGATTATACGAGTGATTCTGGAGCATTTGCAGAAGGATATATCAATGTAAGCATAGGAGGGCAGGAGTATTATATACTTGCTGCACATCCTTATTAATTAGTCATTTTTAAAACAACAAATATGAAACGTTTATTTCTGTCAGTTGCGATTTTACTCGCTTTAGGTGCTACTGCTCAACAGGCACCTCGTCAGGGTGGTAATAATGCCACTAAGTTTACAATTGATAGTATCTCTATCACGGGTGTCGAGTTCAACACCTTAGTAATTAACACCCCTACCTTCAATGGTAATGTTGCGAGTGTGAACTACTCGTTGATGTATGTGGGAACAGTAAGACAGCAATCTTACGCTCAATTGTCTTACAAAGATGTAGTGACAATTCCAGATACTGCATCTGTAAAATATGCGGTAAATACTATTGCTGTTATACTTGCTAATAAAAGAGGACTTACTATTATACATTAATCTTTTTAACCCTTACATTATGAGCCCAACACAATGGCAGGCAATTATAGCAGCGTTTGTGGCTGCTTTTACTCTATTAATTTTTATCATAAACTTATTTAGTCGGATAAGAACTTTAGAAGTTGAAGTTTCTCAATTAAGAGAAAATGAGAAGAATACTAACAGCAAGTTCGATGAAATAATGGTTCTGCTAAGAGAGGTGCTTGTAAAGCTGGAGGGTAAACAAAATAGGATATAATATTCATCATAAAATAAAGTAAAATGAAAGAGTTTTTAAGTAATCTGGTAAAAATCAAGATTACCGACCTATTGGCAATATTGATTACACTGGGGTCATTTGGTTTTCTGTATGCTCTTCTATTCATTAAAGTGCCTGACAGTAACAAAGACATTACCAATATTACTATCGGGTTTGTTCTTGGCTCTTTCGTTGCAGGTGTTGCTGGGTTTTATTTCGGTGCAAGTAAGAAAGATACACCAATTCAAGACCTACCAAAACCATAGTAGTATGAAACATAAAATAATAGTCATAGGGGTATTTATGGCATGGATATTTGTTGTTATTTGTGCTTTGTCAAGTTGCAATGTTTCCAAACACATCAATAAGACTAGCACAGATAGCACAAGTGTTGTTAAGAAAGATTCTGCAAATAGTTCAATAGCTAACCTAAGTAAGTCAGATGGCAGCACTACCAGTGATAGTAGTAGTCTTGATATTGAGCTTTACAATCCTTTGCAAAATGATACTCCTAATGTTCAGACAGGAGATATTGAACAACCAAAACTAAATCCTGCTAAAGGGAGTTCTGTTCATATTACACCTAAAAAAGATGGAGGATTTGATATTGAATCAAACACTCCGATTAAATCAATTAAAACTAAATCGAGCAAAACTACCGAGCAGCATAAGACAACCGATTCATCTAATGTCAAGGTTAATACTATTCATACTTCAGATAGTAGTCATTTAGTGAAAGATGTTAAGACTGTTGATAAGGTGAGTAAATCGGCTATTAGCTTCTTTGACTGGATAGCTATTGTCATTGGTGGTATTGTAGTGGTTTATATCGCTGCTGCAATTTATTTGAAAGCTAATCCATTAGCCTGGATATTGGGATTTGTAAGAAAGAAAACAGGGGAGGTATAATATGCTATCAATAATACTACATGTCTATTTCGTAGTGAATATCTTCTTAACTGGAGTAGCGTTCGATAAATATGATTTTACCAAAGAAGGATTTTCATTTAAAGGATTGTCTCAGTATATAGCACTGCTATTCTTTGGCACCCTGATAGGTATTTACATAACAGCAATATTGCCATTAACGGACGATAAAGAATCAAATTAAACAAAATGAAAAAATTACTACTTATCATTTTCCTGATGTCGGGAATATGTTCTTTCGCGCAACATACAATCGAAGTTAAGCACCAGTATTACACCTTAGAATTTGACACAGTTCTAAAGTCTCCATTAGTAAGTTGGTATATCCAGACTACAGCACATGCAACTTCTACAAATAAAATTGACCGTAAGACTGTTGCTGCTTTCCATCAGGATCCGTTAATAAATTCAAAGTATCAGGTAGCCAATAATAAGGAATACCTTAGAAACGGCAAGTTCGATAAAGGACACCTATCTCCATATAGTGCCTTTTACTTTGATTTAACCGCAGCTAAAGAAAGTATGTTCTATACCAATACTGCACCTCAGTACAGCTTCTTTAACGAGCATCCACATGAAAGGTTGGAACAGTACGTTTTAAAGACATTAGCCCCGGAGCATGATAGTATTTATGTTTATACCGGTTGTTTGTACGGTAATAATAAAATGAAGAATTGCCCAATTCCTGATTACTACTGGAAGGTAATAGTATATGATAATGGAAGTAAAGTAGAGCAATGGTTAGAGCCTAATGAAATTACCGATAACTCTGATTATACAAGATACTCAGTAAGTATGGAAATTTTAAAGAAAAAAATATTTGAGTATTACCCCAAACTAAAACTACCGTTTTGAAAATAGAAATACTTTGCGATATAGATAGCAATTTCCCAAATAAAAGTAAAGGGCATAAAGTGAATTATGCTAAGAAAGGGGAAAAGCTTTTAGCCATCGAAAGAACGGACGGGCAAAGTATTTTAGTCAGACACCCAAAAAACAATTTTATTCTATTTAAAACCGAAGAAAATAAAAAGTATAAAATCATACAGCTATGACAACAGAATTTAAAAACTACATCAAAGAATTAGAGATTAATAAATTCGATTGTAGTTTGGACATTAAGTCTTATTGGCAGCAAATTTAATGGCTGAAGGAAAAGAAGGCAAACGCAATAGGGCAATTAAAAATAGTAAATAGACAATTGGAAATAGCAAAAATAAGAAAGAATTAATTATGGATTTACCATTATCACAACATCAAGCCGTTATGGCAGCAAATTGGATGGAACTTAATTTTGGAGACAAGATTAAAGCTGCTACATCTAACAGTAAATTCACTCCTGATATTATTATTGCTATCGCTTTGCAAGAATCCGCTATTGATTGGATTGGATGGATTAAGAAGTACACGCCAGCGCAGATATTAGCACTTTGTATTTCCGACCCGACAGGAGACCAGCCCGATACAGTTAGAAATGTTTTCCCGAAAGATTTGGCACACTTCAAATTAGTGTATCCTGATTTAGCAGATATGTTAGTGGCAGAAGGAAATAAATACAGAGCTGCTAAGGGGTGGAGTCCGAGACAATGGCTTTGCAAAGCTTACGGAATATTTCAGTATGATATTCAGGCCATAACTACAGATAAAGATTTCTTCGCGAATAAAAGATGGTATGATTTCGATTACTGTCTTAATAGGCTTATGCAAGAGCTTCACACCAAAATAGAAATGACAGGCGATGTGTGGGGAGCGATAAAGCATTACAACGGCTCAGGGGCTGCCGCTGATGCTTATATGCTGAATGTAAAACAGTTTCACGACTGGATAACAACATAGGGTACTTTTACTATACTATACACAATACGGGGCTGCTATTCTTAGCGGCCTTTTTTTATCTAAAACTTATTCCCTACAGCTCTTAATCTCTGATGTATTCTTTCTTTTTCACCAACTGCATAGTGAGCCATGGTTACAACCGTTGTAGTATGTCCAGCCATGCTAGCTGCTGCCTGTAAATCTAATATTGCTGCAGTCTCATCCAGATTCAAATGTTTAAGGCTGTAGAAGTCTGCTGTAATGCCTAATGGCTTTTTAACTAACCGGTACCATCTTTTAGTTATTTGAATTGGGGTAATAGGTAGTGCTCCTGGTTTTAAATCGTAACTAAATATATAATCTCCATCTTTTGAATTTTGGACAGAATTAGTCCAAAAGGGTAAAGCCACATCTTTTATAACCTTCATTACTTCTTTCCTGCTCCTACCCTTCTTAACAACTATTTTAAACCGTTGGTTCTTTAAATCAACATCTTCTTTTTTAATAAGTAGTAGTTCGCTAATTCTTGCGCCTGAATGGAAGAAGATTTGTAAGAAGTTCCAAAATGTAGGATATTTACTTTCCACATGATCGGTAACCATCTTTCGTTCTTTCTCGGTTAGAGTAGTCCTTATTTTCTTCAGCACTTCTTTTTTAGCTATCCCAATAATCGGATTAAACTCCATCGCCTCCAGTTCTACCAGCTCTTTAAAAATGATAGACATATACTTCCGGTAATTATTGAAAGTATTATTACTCCAATTGTTCTTACCTCCTAAGTAGTCAAAGATGGCGCGAATATGTTTGCGCTTGATTTCTCCTATTTGGACCATATCATAGCGAAGTTTTTTAGCTCCAGTTTCGAAGTGCCGGAACATTCCGACAATCCCCTGCCTGGTCTTAGGTTCTAAAGTCAGCTTATCGAGAGCTTTGGCCATCGCTTCCAAAAGATAAATCCGGGGGTTAATTTCTTCCTCGCTTGCAATTATTCCAGTTATAGGGTTATAGCCAGATAAGAGTAAGGAAAGCTCATTATCGATTAATATTTGGGTATCGCTCCTTCTATCTTCCCTGGTCTTGGAGCTGTTCATCCCTTTAATGATCTTCAGCTTAGGCGCAATCTTACCATTTTTTAAAATTGTTGGGTCGTAGAACCGGTATTGAATATACCAGTCTTTGCTTGTGGTAGCTCTTAATGTTTTCCAATTTGTCGGGTTAACCTTCAATTCCGAGCAATAACATCCATTAGGTAGTTGTATCATACATTCAATATTTTGTTAACGATTGTGTTAACTGTTGATAAAATCTACCGTAAAATTGAGAGGGGTAAAAACGCCTGAAAGTCAATGCCAACAGGCGTTTTCGTAATGTGAACCGGATTGGATTCGAACCAATGACCTATAGCTTAGAAGGGAGCTTTTAGCCCTTGTTTCTCAATATTTACGATAGAGATTATCTCTGTTTTGTCGATTTTGTTGTTTTCGTGTTAACGATTTTGTTAACCGGCTTATCCCTGAATATATTCTTTTCTAAACCCATAATCCAGTTAGCGTTAACGTTATATATTTTACAGATTGCTTCTATATGCGCAATCTTAAATCTTTGTTTGCCGGTTGTTACCTGATGAATATGTTGTTGATGTAATGTACAGTGACCATGTTCAGTTACATACTCGCAGAACTGCTTTTTCGTTTCAATTTTACCAGATGCCAATAGTTTGTCTATAAGCTCGAGCATTCTTTGATCTGATATGGCTAATTGTAAGGTCATTAGAAATTATTATCTATAGCTTTTAGCATTGCAGCTTTGAACCTTGAAATTATATCCTTGCAACTTTCATCAATTCTTTGGATAAACTTACTATTACTTCTAGGGTGTTTAATAATATTTTCTGCCGGCATATCAATTTTTCCGTGAGCAGAACTAGCTGGTATTGATACATAAATATTGTATAATTGTATTCTGTATTTATTATCCTTTACGGTTATGTTTATTACATAGTATATATCTTGCTCTAATGGACCAGTCATAAAATTGCCAACAGATTTTTGCGTGTATCCCTTACCCATAATAATACCACCATCTTTATCATCAATCTGTAATACATCTTTTCCGCTATTAAAAGTATTTACAAACCAGGCTTTTGCTTTCATAAAAGCTTCAGCTTTATTTAAAGGTGTGCTGTCTATGGATTCATAGAATACTTTCCCTTCTTTCAGTGGAAGTTCTGTTTGTCCAAATCCATTAACCGAAATTGCGATTAATGCAACTAATAATATGTGTTTCATAATTTTTGTATTAAATTTCTGAATCTACTGGCTTATCCTGCGTGAAATAAATAATGGCAATTGCAAAAGGCCACCCAAAGAGTACAGATAATAGAAGCACAAATGAAAAGCTTATATTCTTTTTTGTTTTCTCTATTCTATCAGCTAAAATTATTCCTGTAATCAGGTTATGTGATAGAATTGCAATGAAAATAGGACTTGATAAAAATTCCATATTTATTGATTTAGTTTTTAAAATTAAGTTCTCTTGTTTAACCAGCCATGAATTAGCCAGATATTCTTTATCTTATCCTTTGGTAATTCAAAATCATCATATAGCTCATTCTCCGACTTTAATAAGAAGTGTGTTTGCTCCTTCTTGCTTCTTCTGATATATTTCAGATATCGTCTATTATCAATACACACTATACCATAAATCTGACCATATTCCAAGTGACTCATCCAGTCCTCAATCTTAGTGGCAAATACTATACTTCCACTTTTTATAGTTGGCTCCATGCTGTCGCCATAAGCTCGGAACGAAATAGTTCCTCTAAATTCGGGTATGTCCATTGTATAGGCTGATTGGATCATTTGGGTATCATCGTAAAACTCAATAGCATTACCAGCAGAAAAGTCAGCATCTATAAATTGTATCTCATTTTTATTACTACCGCTTAATTTTTTACTATGTAACTTCTCGTGGAAAGTTTGAGTATTTACATTTGTTTCAATATTCAAATCTTCATTAAACATTTGTTTCCATTTCAAGTAAAACTCAGTTTTTGGGTTTCTATCCCCTCTTTCATATAGCCCATATAACTGGCTTGAAATGCCTAATTTTATTGACATTTCAGACTTTGATAACCCTAATAAAGCCCTTTTATTTGCTATATTCACACTTACTATACTCATTATAAAAACATATCAAGTTATCCACATTTTAAAAATAAATGAAACATTTGTTTTGCTGTACGAAACATTTGTTTATATTTGCAATGTGTTACAAAGTTACAACAAAATATGAGAATAGCAAATAACAGACAATTAGTTTTAAAAGAGTACTCCGATAAGTTGTTAGCTATCAGGGATTATGTTGAAGGTAAAGACATTATTCAGGCAGCGGCTAAGGTCGGGGTTGATAAAGTGACAGTTTACAGATACATAAAAGGAGAAGGTAAGAAGCATTTAATAGCTAAGAAGATTTATAATGCTTTAAGCCCACTAGCTAAAAACTAAGCCATGTCAAACGAGCAAGTCATAAAAGAATTAGACAGGATAATAAGAGTATCTAAGTCTGTAATTGATTCAGCCGTAAGGTTGAGAGGGCAACTGGAGGAGTTATCTCCTCCAGCTCCTACGGGGGCAGTAGTTCACAGGAGAACAGTTTTAAACCACATCCAAAGAAAGAATAATAAAATAGTAAAAGCATAGCCATGACACCGAAAACATTAACGATTACAGTAGATATACCGGCAAAGCATAGGGTTAACATTCACAAGCCTGCTGAGGTGGAAATAGAAGGGATTAGCTACCTAGCAGATAATCAGGTACCAACATTCATAATGACTAAGGCATCCTGGAAGCCGTCACATCTTCATAATGTGTTCAGCATCCCCTTAGCCTTTAAGTATATCGAAGAGACTTGCAACGCAAAGCATAAAGAATTTTTAAACACCCAAAAATAGAAACATGAACGTTTACAAATTTAACCTCGTAAAAATCAACTCCTTAACAGGATTGCTCAATGAGATTATTGATAAGAATAACGCTGGTGCCAAACCCGTGACAGTATCTAACATTATTGGCTTTGTGTCTTGCATGGCTACTTTATACGATGCAGATTATAGCATCAAATTAAACGAGGATGAAAACAGTGTACATCTTGCTATTTACGAGAATAAAAACATAATAGCAGCTATTGCACACGATAAAGAGCCTGAATTACAATTACGTAAATCAATTAAAATCTATTAGTTATGATGATTTTACACTTTGGAGTAATCAATCTACCAACAGATGCTGAGATGCTTGCATTTCAAATAGCAAAGTATAGAGAAATAGCATTAACTACTACTGATGAAGATCGTAAGAGATATGCTTTAAAGACACTAAGAGAAATTGATCATACTAACAAAAGTGGATTGTGTAAGCCATTTTCACAATCAGCAAAGAAGTTTTTTTTAGGGTTTCATGGAATAATGGGTAAAAATACCCCATCCGTTTCTACGGGTTTGGGGTTTAATTAGGATTTATTTAATCATCATATAAAACAAAAAAAATGAAAGTAAAAATGTTCAGAGATTCAGCAGCTATCGAAAACAATGGTGCAAGTGCATCTGTTCCACAGGAAACAGCAAATCCTACTCCGGTAGAAGAACCAAAACAAGAGTCAGGTTTTGAAAAACTTGAAGACAAGTTGGAGGAGATTGGAGAAGAAATTAAAGAGGAAGTGAAAGAAGTGATTGAGGAAGTGAAGGAATTCATTGAAGGTGATGACGCACCTGAGACAGAAGAGTAATTCTTACTAAGAGTTTTTCATATGGCAAGCAATCGTTAACCGCCCTGAGGTTTTTACCTGTAAGGGCTTAATTTAAAAATAGTTCATTGAAGATATATTCATCCGTCATTATGTTGAATTGTGGTAGTAAGCGGATAGGACCACAGCCAAGCCCCTACGGCTTATCACGGGAAAACAATTTCCAGAAAGGGGCGAAATCGTGACAGCCTGGAAAGACAGGCAATATAGCAGGGTGGAGCAGTTGGTTAGCTCAGTAGTCTCATAATCTACAAGTCGCTGGTTCGAGTCCAGCCCCTGCAACACAACCGGGTAACCGGATAGTAAGCAAAGAGAGATAACTCTATAAAACTGACAAGAACGGAAAGACGTACGACCCTATGGAGGTACATATCCATAGTCCCTACGGTTGAGCCGTAAGCATAGATGCAGGGCGCTCTGGTATTGGCTTTAATACTTAGTTCTTATCCCTTCCGTAGTTCACGGCAGTAACTGAAAAGATATTTCAAAGTAGGTTGACAAGAAACGATAAGCGGAAGGTTTTTTAAAACATTTAAGCAGGTTGCGCTAACTCGTAAGAATAGCGGTGAATAGACGGGCAGTTATTTAGCGACAACTGAATCGGATAAAACTTCGAACAACCTGCTTTTTAAAATAAAAGTAATGATTGATAAAATTGAAATAACACTCTCTGAAAGCGGATTTATAAACGTAAATATTGGTGACGTTCATTTTATGCACTCAAATGATACTGGTGAAGTGCTATTAAATATAGCTGCTGCCATTAAGAAGTTAGCGTATTTCCCAAAAGGAAAGCATGAAAGCACAATGCCTATAACATACGAGGAATTTAAGAATAGATATAAAAAAACAAAAGTGGTTGCTCCTACCCGTAAGGATGGAGGCATAAGTACAGAGAGTTCTAAAGAGCTTTCTAATTAAACGACGGACAGCCACTTTTTTAAAATAGACTATATGAATTTAACGACTAAACAAAAGCAATTTATCAGACTTAACTCAAACAGACCAGCGTCAATGATAGCTAAGGATTTGGGAATAGATGATAAGAAGATTGTAGAAGACTATCAGAAAGAAAGTAGAAAGAGAAATGTGTTTGATATTATGTGCCCAATCACCGGACACAAACTGATTCATAACAAGAAAGTAAAAGAATTGAATTGATATGAAACGTGCTACACATTTTATTGAGACTTACAGAAATAGCGAAGGTGAAGTGAAGACTTCAAGGCCTTTCCCTATTGACACAATTAAATGGCACCAGTTAGGAAATAAAGTAAGAGGTTGGAAAACAATATTAATCGCAAAATTCAGGATAGATGATCGAAGAGATATCAAACGATAAAGCAATGAGAATCGGATTAGCCATATTCGGGTTTGGGGTTCTGATTCTTGTATTAGTTAACGCATTAATACCATATAAGTTATGTGCAGTTTAAAAGACCAACTAATCGGTGAATGTATAATTATCGCATTCATGGCAATAGTAGTAGGATACTATCTGTTCTGGGCTTTGAAAGAAGAGTTAAAAAACAAACATCATGAGTAGTTACGAAGCTTTTCAAATGGAGAAATACGGCAACGTTCTGAATGCTAAAGGTGTAATATCAGAAATGTTTGAAAATAGGCTTGAAGAACAGGATCAGTTAACAGAATGGTTTAACCAGCAGGCAGAACTTAAATTGATAGAAAAAGAGAAATAAAAAAGCCGCTGCTACGAACAGCGGCATAGATAACCATAATTAAATAGTAAATCAAAATGAGTACAAATGTAGGAAAAGTTGGCTTAGTTCAAAAATTAGAACAATCAAGCCCAGTGCAGATAGTAAATCTGCCAGAAGTTGCTAATAGGTTTAAAGACCTATATGCCATCATGAATGGCGGCAACAATAAGACAGCCGAATTAAAATATGAGGCAGAAAAGTTTCACTTCGCTAAGCTGATTCAGGATAATAAACCATTACAGGAGTGCACCAAGCTTTCTCTGTATGGATGCTTCCTGGACATGGCGGTAAATGGCTTATCATTTGATACAGCGATGAAGCACGCTTATGTAGTTGCTATGGGCGCAAATGTTGGTACTAAAGATAATCCTAAGTGGGAAAAGAGAGCTACACTGATGGTGTCTGGTTACGGTGAGCTTCATATCCGTACAGCTCAGGGTCAGATAAAATATGCTGACAATCCAATTATCGTGTATGAAGGTGATATGTTTAAGCATGGCACCAAGGATGGTAAAGTATTTCTGGAGCACGTTGCTGAATTCCCACGCAAGACAGACAATATTATTGCCTGCTATATCAGACTGGAGCGTCCGGATGGAACGGTTGATTACAAGGTATTATCTATTGAGGAAATTATGAAGTTGAAGAAGTTCAGCAAGGATCCTAATAGTAAAGCCTGGACAGATGGATTGCCGGGAATGGTTCAGGCAAAGACGATTAAGCACGCTTTTCGTTCATATCCTAAAGTGAAACTTGGACAGTTCTCACAACTACAATCTGAAACTATTGATGTAGTGCCTGAAAGAGTAATTGATTATGGTATTGAAGAAGCTGAATTGCCATCAGCTACTGGAACATTCACACCGGTAATGGTAGTTGAACCGGTAAAGCCGCAGCAAGTTAATCAGCCACCAGTTAATGATGATGAATTTGCACAACCACAACAGCAGGCTTCAGCTAATTCAGTTACTCATTCAGATGATGATTTTTAATTTTTAACCACTCAAATAATTATAATGGAAACTTTACAAAACAATCAGGTAGCGATAATCAATAACTCAATAGAGATATTCCGTTCTGCTCCTGAAATTCTAAAGGCTAATCAGGACCGTACAAGCAAAGCATTAGTAGTAGGTAACAGCGTACTGGAGCAGTTCCAGAATGCCTGGGATATTGAGGATGAAAGCGAAAGAATGGCAGCACTTGCCATTGCAGATGAAAGAGCCAATAAATATCTGGTTAACTGTGGTACAGCTCTGAAGGAGGAAAAAGAAACGAGAGCGGCCATTACACAAATGATGGATGAGTTTAAAAAGATGTTTACCAATGCAGAGAATGATATTGACAAATCAAAGTCTAATACTATTCCTGCCAAGATTCAAACGAACCGTGATACTTATGTTGCTGAAGCTGCTAAAATAGCAGACCGTAAACGCAAGGAAGCAGAAAGAGAAGCAGAAAAGAAAAGAGAGGTGATAAGTTTAAAAGCTGCTGTTGAAACTAGATTTTCTGCATATCTGAACGATCATATCCTGAAAGCTAAACAATGGCTACAAGAAAAGGTGAACGCATTACAGTTGGAAGGCTTCGCTGATGCAGCAGCAGAGATAAGATTATGGGAACCAACCTATACAGAAAAGCATTTTAATTCCTTTAATCCAAGTTTGTATTCTACACTTCAAACAAAGGAAGAACTGGATGCAATTGCTAATGAGGTTTTATCAACTAAGTTTTTAACTGCTAAGGATTCTTATGTTACTCAGATGATAGAATATAAAAAAGAGCTTGTTGATAAGATTCCTTCTAAGCATCAGGAACTTAAGGAAGCAAAACGTCTGGCAGATGAAAAAGAACGTCAGAGGATTGAGCGGGAAAAAGCTGAAGCTAAACGTAAGGAAGAACTGGAAAGAGCAAATGCTGAAGAAAGAGAAGCCTTAGCAAAAAAACAAGCTGCAGAACGCGAGGAAGAAGCTAAAAAGCAGGCTGAATTGAAACTGCAACAGGAAGCGGCTGAAAAAGAAAAGAAGGAAAGAGAGGAAGCTGAAGCTGCATTGTTACTTAATCAAACAGAACAGGCAAATAAAGAAGCGGAGCAAGCTATTGAATTGAGCCGTCAGGGTGAGGAAACAATGGTACTATTTGAAAAGGAGGCAACACTTGCTGAAGCAGTAAGCACATCTGAATCAAGACAGGGATATGAGATTGTTATCCTTCATCCGGTTGCATGTACTCAAATATTCGCTTTATGGTTTGAGAATGAAGGAAAGAATCTGCCAGTTGATAAGATTCTCAATACTAAAATTGATCAGATGAAGACTTGGGCCGAAAAGTTTGCTTTGAAAACAGGTACCAAGATTGAGAGCAAGTTACTTCAGTATCAGGATTCATTTAAAGCTGTAAACAGAAAAGCTAAGTAATCATGGAACTGAACTACTACGCAAGACCAGAAGTGTCCAACTCAGAGTTGGGATGGTTGGAGAAATATTTCCTGCCTCAGTCATTCGTGATTGATCTGGAAGCTGCGTATCGTTTTGGTTCATTACTAGATGCTATGATTACAGAGCCGGCTTTGGTAGATTACTACAAGTTCACCTGTTCTGGCATCCAGTATTCAAAGGAAGAGTTTCAGAAGGCAGAAGCTATGAAGAAAGTATTTTTTGCTGACAACTTCTGCAAGTCATTAGCTGCTCAATGTGATATGCAGAAAGTTTCTATCAAGAAGGACTGGCCAATCACTTATGAAGGTTTTCAGTTTGCTATGGATGTACGTTGCAAGTGGGATTTCTTCGCCCCTAAGATTGATTTATCAGGTGACTTAAAAACAACAGCCTGCACTACTCAGAAGCAATTTGAGGAAAGTATTCTGCATTACAATTATGATAGGCAGGCAGCCTGGTATATGGATATTGAAAATAAATCAAACTTCATCTTCATAGGTATCAGCAAGGTAAATTTCAAGATATTCAAAGTGCCATTAAAAAGAGGCAGTGAATTGTATAAAAGTGGAAAGGCTAAGTATCAGGAATTAGCTTTCAGATACTGGTATTTATTCGGTGATTTAAAACTTGCTGCATAATGAGAGAGCTGATAATTTACATGTGCAATAATAGTATTCTTAATATGGATGAGTTTAAACAGCTTTTCTATGGATTGAAGAATGGTAAATACCATATCACTATTAAGGATGCTAGAAAGAGATCCATTCCACAGAACAGATATTACAGAGGTGTGGTGGTGCCCATTGTCAGAGCAGGATTATACGAAGCTGGTTATGATGAAGTAAAAACCAATGAAGATGCACATGAAGTTCTAAAGGGATTATTCCATAAAAAAGATATTGTAAACAAACAGACAGGTGATGTGATTACAACGGTTCTAAGTACAACAGAGTTCTCAATACCTGAGTTTGATAACTATATTGAAAGGATTTGCAAATGGGCTGCAGAGTTTTTAGGAGTGGTGATTCCTGCACCTAATCAGGTTTATGTTGAATATATTGATTGGGTAAAAACAATACTGGAGCATGAAATTGAAAAGTGATGTTAAGAGTGCATTCAGTAACAAGCTGTATGGAAAGAAAGGTGACGAGGTTACTGTACTCAGCGATAGAGGTAATGTTATGATAGTTGAAGGCTCTGAAAAGAATCGATTTACAGTTTTGAAATCACAGCTTACAGACATGCCAGTTGAATTAAAAGAAGAAATAATAACTGTACCTGATGCTACAGTTCAACATAAAATTAATCGGGAACCGGTATCAAGAAAAAAGGCGGTGCCCATAAATCAAAAAACACTGTTTTAAAATGAATGTAAAAATTAAAAAGGCAAAAATCAAAGATGATCTGTTCCTTGATGTGGAGTACACAGAAAATTTAGAAGGGCATACAAAGAAGGACACTAAGCTTTCTTGCACTGTTCCGGTTCATGAAGATTTAAAGGCTTCATTTGACAAGCTGCACAGACATCTGGCCATACTTTGTGATGAAGTAACCGAGCCTAAGAAAAAAGAGTTTGCAACTTCTTTCTTTCCCGACTTCTCTGCCAGAGGCTTCTCTATCGGTGGTAATGATGAGAACGAAGGAGTAACTATTTCAGGTTGGAAAGAAGGAAAGTTTGGTTCCGTTAATCTGAATTCTCCTTTTAAAAAGTATGAGGATGCTGATTATCCTTTTATCAGTCAGTTAGGTGAAGATATTGCTGCTGCTATCTATGAGGTTGAACAATATCTGTTTGTCGGCAAGAGAGCACCGGAGAAACAGTTATCACTTGAATTCAATAATGGAGCTAATGATGATGGTATTTAAAATAATAACTGATGCAACTATCTCCACAAAAAGTACACCGTAAGATATTAGGATTCCTGGATCAGAATGGTTATGTAATTCATATCAATCGGGTGGAAGCTAAACGGTTTGAATTGCAGGAAAACTTCCAGATCATCCGGAAGTACAAGAAAAGAGATAGTTGCAATAAGTACATCAAAAAATTATACAATAAAATTAAATCTGAACAAGATGGCAAAAGCAAAGAAAACAGTAGAACATAAGGAACTAAGTGTTTTGACTATATCACCGATATTAATGGTATCAATCCTTCCAAGCAAAAATAATCCTCGTAAGAGTATTAACGAGGATTCAATTAAAGAGCTTGCTGATAGTATGCAAGT